ATGGCTTTAACAGAAGCATGGCTTAAAGCCAATAATGGCAAGGCTCGTGAGAAAGTTGAAGAGGTTGCTGATCGTGACGCAATGAGTGTTCGAATCTCACCTAAAGGTAAAGTTGTGTTCCAGCTTCGGTACCGGTTTGCTGGAAAAGCTGAAAGACTAGATTTAGGTACCTATCCTCACCTTTCGCTTAAAGATGCGCGCATTAAAGCTAGTGAAATGCGTTCACTATTAGATAAAGGTCAAAACCCTAAAGTTGAAGAACGTGTAAAACAACAGAAATATATCGAGGCGAGCACACTTAAAGAAGTGTTTGATGATTGGTATGAAAGTTACTGTATTAAAAAGAAAACGTCAGCCAAGGATATTAGAAGATCATTTGAACATCATGTTTTCGATGAAATTGGTGATTTACCTATTGAAAGAATTACGTTGCAGCAATGGCTAGCAATTCTTGAAGAGTTAGCAGAAGAAGTACCATCAATCGCTGAAAGAATTTTAACTAACGCAAAGCAAGTTCTTAAATGGGCCAAAAAACGTGAAATTGTGGAAGTGAACGTTTTATCAGATATATATGCTAAAGAAGATCTAGGTATTGAAAAGAATCGAGGTAAGCGTGTCTTAAGTGATGAAGAAATTACCATGGTCTGGAAGGCTATCGATGAATCAAAAGCTTTACTTAAAAATAAGATCTTTTTGAAACTATGCTTAATGTATGGCTGTCGTAACGGCGAACTAAGGAAAGCTTTAAAAAGTGACTTTGACTTAAAACGCAAGGTTTGGATCGTACCAGTTGAAAATAATAAAGTTGGGAAAAAGACAGGGCGTGATATCGTTCGTCCAATTCTTCCCGAAATGGAAGAATTAATTGTTGAAGCTATGACGTTAAACAATAGTGAATACTTTTTAACAAACGACGATGACATTACCCCTATGGGCCATGGATCATCAAACTCACTTGCAGCAAACGTGATGGAGCGTTTACGGAGACATTATGATTATCATATGCCTCATTGGTCCCTTCACGACTTACGAAGAACAGCTCGTACAAATTTTAGTGCATTTACTTCACGTGATGTAGCAGAACTTATGATTGGTCATGTTATGCCTGGTGAACAAGGAACTTATGATTATTATGAATACCTTCCACCACAAATTGAAGCATATTCAAAGTGGTTGAAGAAACTAAATACTTTAACAAATAAAATATGATACTAGTGGTTTATAAAGGGGTTTAATATGATCGATTTTAATTTCATTATAGATATACACAATGATCTTTCTGACTTTAATATAGATGAAGAACTCACTCTTAAGGATATTTATATAAGAATCGAACAGCTTATATATGGTGAAAAATCTACTTTTGAATTTTTATATAAATTAAAGGATGAATTTCTCCTTGAATATTTAGTTAACAATAATGAAAACTACAAATCAATATTTAATAATTTAACATTTATCTGTGATAATTTAAAAAGCACAGTTAAATTTAATGATGATATAAATAATCTAAAAGAGGCATATAAATATTGTATCTATGCTAGTAAAAAAAACCTTCAAACACCCCATGGATATACTAACCCCAAAATTAAGTGCCTAGCTGATTCAATCTTATTTTTTGAATCTAAAGGAATAAAAAATCTTTTACAAAAGGGTAAAGTTAATTTTGATTTAGCAAAAAAAATTGAAAATATCATTAATAATCAATTTAAATTTATAGGTATTGATGGTCTCGTAAATATTTTAAATACAATCCCTCAATTGTATGATACAAAATTTTATTCCTTTATAGAGGAAAGTAGCTCTCATATTATTCCTTGGGGTTATTTATTAAATAAAGCAGTACAGCATACTTCCCCCCTTAATCTAAGTGATGATCTATTACGAAAAAGAATTAATAATGTTATAGAATATTCAGTACATTACATAGCCTTATATCAATTTCAAAATTATGATTACTCTTTTACTCAGTATACCCATAGTAATCATCTATCAATTTTAAAGTTAATTGACCGACATGTTATTGGAGATCAGCTTCTAAAAATTGAACAATATGATCCTAAATCAATACTAGAATACCTACGGTTTATTAATACAAAACATAATACACCTGAGCTAGATTTAATCTTAGAATTGGCAGAATATATAGGCGAATTCAAACATGAGGTGCGACAGTTTGAAAAGTCTTATGATAATCAACAAGCTGAGCAAATTTCTCTAATGGTGTAAGCCAATCTAACGCTTTTCTAGGACGAGTATTCAGTGACATGGCAACTTGATTTAAATAATGCTGATCTGCCTGATTTAAATCAATCCCTTTAGGTAAATATTGCCTAATTAAACCATTCATATTTTCGCATGTGCCTTTTTGCCAGGGTGAATGTGGGTCACAGAAATATACATCTATGCCTAAATCTTCTTCAAGTATTTTATGTTCTGCCATCTCGCGTCCACGGTCATAGGTCAACGTTTTACGCAGTTCTGCAGGTAAATATTTCAGAGCTTCAGTTAAAGCCTTGCGCACTGATTCTGCCTTTGCATCAGGTAATGTTGCCAAGATACAGAGCCGTGTATTTCGTTCAATAAGTGTTGCTATCGAACTTTTATTGTCTTTACCTTTAATTAAATCAGCTTCCCAATGACCCGGTATTTTTCTTTCTTGAACTTCGGCTGGGCGCTCATGAATAGTTTTAATATCCTGTAATATAGAATCTTTTTTAGGTTCACCGTTAGCTTTTCGCTTTTTATTTTCATGACGTAGACAGGATAATAAGTCTTTTTTCAACTCACCCTTGGGTAATGCTCGTATCGTTGAATAAATCGTTGTATGGCTTACATTCATTGTTTGATCCAAATCAGGAAATGTCTTTAAACGCTTTGCTATTTGCTGAGGAGACCATAAACAACGGATCGCTTCAACAATAAATTTCCAGAGGATTGAATCGATTTTGAGTTTTCTGTGACCACGTCTACGTCTAGCAAAAGTGTTATCAGAAGCATATCGAGCTTGATAAACGTCATTGATGCTATTTCTTTTAAGCTCACGATAGATCGTACTAGGATGTCTTTTAATAAGTTCAGCAAATTTTCTGGCTGAAAAGCCTTCTTTTCTTGACTCAAGCATTAATGCAGTACGATCTTCAAAGTTAAGATGATGGTATGACAATTTTATATACTCCATAAACCCTTTAAATTAATTAGGTGGTTTATGTCGCACTTCAAGTTTTACTCTGCCATATATACACTTGAACACAATCATTATAAAGATGTTACTGATAGTTTTAATCAAATTACTAAAAAGTATTCCAAAAGAGTTAAAAATTCAGTTTCATTATTACTGATACATAAAAAGGTAAATAGTAAATTTGCGTCTATATATGATCTAGATAAAGCTGACTTCAACAAAAAACCTTTTATTACCGTTAATTCAAAGATTTTTTTCTTTAATCACTCTTTCTTTTATATTGGCTTTTATTATGCATTTTTAGAGATTCTTTTCCGAATTGGTGTGGATAGCCAAAAGCAAGGGCTACTATTAGAGGCATTTGCAGAACACTCTTTAAGTTCGTCTAAACAACATTTTATTTCAAACAAGAAATATAGAGTTTACAAGCCACAACAAAATGATTTAGGCATTAAGTCTGATAATTTGGAGGTAGACTTAGTAATTCACAATGATAAAAATATAGCTTTCTTTGAAATAAAAAACCGTGTTCTTATTAATAGCTCAAAAGGGGGTAATAGTTATTATATTCTTAATGATTTAGCTGAATCTCTTATTAAATCACAGACTCAACTTAACAAACATAAAAGATATATTTCTAAATTCAAAGAAATAACATTTATTGATAAACAAAAACTATATTTAGATGATAGAAAGATATTCAAAATAAGTGTGAGTTCTCTAGACTATCAATCTTTACATGCACCTCTTGTTTCACGTAACTTTTTGAGCTCTATCCCTACTTTTACTCTTAAAAATACAAACAAACCTGAACTTGATAGTCTAGTTGAAAATATAAATGAGAAGTTTACTGATTTCTCAGAGGAAATTTCAAAACCCGAAACTATCAGCGAAATTTCAAATTTTAACGGTATGCAAAATACTTACTTCATTAATATTTTTCATTTTTTATTTTTAATCGAGAAATCGAGAGAGAAAAATACTGATTTCATTGATGAATTAACTCTTTACAGTAGAACGCTACTCAATCAGCTAGATTTTTACTATTGTTACTATTATAAGGACCATCTATTTAAGAGTTAAAGGATATCTATAAATGTGCTCAAACTATGAACCAATTGCAAAAGATAGAATTCACTTGCTGGATCTGTTTGAGCCAACATTTGAATATAAATCGCACATATACCCTAACTATGAAGCGCCCCTATTATTCTCTAAAAAAGAGCAAATGGAATGGCGATTAGCTCGTTTTGGCCTAGTCGCTCCATGGGTTAAAGATCTTAAAAAGGTCCACAATACTTATAACGCAAGAACTGAAACAGTTCACGAAAAGCCCAGCTTTCGTAATGCATGGAAGAAAAACCAATTCTGTTTAATCCCAGCTGATGTAATCTTTGAGCCAAAATATATAAATAATAAGCCTGAGTGGTGGGGAATTTATCGTAAAGATGCTATGCCTTTTACTATAGCTGGTATTTATGAATATGCTGTCGTAAACGGCGAAGAAATAAGATCTATGAGCATGCTCACAATTAACTCTGACCATCACCCTTTTATGAAGCAATTTCACGCGCCCACTGATGAAAAGCGTTCTATTATTGTTATTCCTCCTAAATTAAGGAATGACTGGCTTCATTGTAAGCATGAGGAAGCAAATGACTTTTTCTTAGATATGCCAGCTGATGAATTCACCGCTCAACCCCGATCAGAACTGAAGAATTTCCGACCAAATACACTATAAGGAACGTCAACTTTTGACTTCTACTTGTTTATCCACATTTTTTTTAATTTGAATTTAAACGCTGCTCTAGCATATCATCTTGATTATGTAACGAAATCAAGGAGTAACTATGAGCATTATCCCCAATTCAATTATCGAAATTAAACCACATCTCAATGCTGGCAAGGTTTTGAGTGAGGTTGAATCCATAAAATTAGTTTCACCTACTACTTTTTTTTCAATACCTTTAGCTATAGAAAAAGTTTCAGCTGGTTTTCCCTCTCCTGCTCAAGATTATGTTGATCGAACTCTCGACATGAATGAGCACCTAATTAAAAATGAAGAAGCAACATTTATTGTTAGAGTGGCATCACTTTCGATGCTTAACGCTGGCATTGATATTGATGATGAGTTGATTGTTGATCGTAGTCTTGATGCTAAACACAACGATATTGTTGTTGCACTTATAGATAATGATTTTACTGTTAAACGCTTAATGATTGATGAAAATGAGCGTTGGTTAAAAGCTGAAAATCCAGATTATGATGATATTCATCTTCATGACGGGCAAGAACTAATAATTTGGGGCGTGGTTACCTATATTTTAAAAAATACAAGAAAAAAATCATGAGGCACGAAGATAAAGTCTTTTTTCTCATAGATGTAAATAACATGTATGTCTCATGTGAAAGAGTCTTTAATCCAAGCTTGAACAATAAGCCGGTCATCGTTTTATCAAATAATGATGGCTGCGCCGTTGCGCGCAGTAATGAAGCAAAAATCTTAAATATAAAAATGGGTGTGCCATTATTCCAAATCAGAGAAGTCGTACAAACGCACAATGTAATTGTTCTCTCTAGTAATTATGAACTTTACGCTGAAATGTCGCGCAGATTTCATAAAATTCTTGCATCGTATGTAACTGATGAAGATGTTGAGAAATATTCAATAGATGAGTGTTTTGTTGATTTTTCAGCTTATGAAAAAAATTTTGACCTAGAAAAGGTCGCTCAAGATATGCGCTTAAAAATATGGAAATGGCTTGGATTACCTGTGTGCGTTGGAATCGGTAGAAGCAAAACAGAATCGAAGATTGCTAACCATATAGCTAAGAAAAATCAATCGTTTAATGGCGTTTGCGATTTAGTAAACATGGATCCGTGCAACAAAGAATATTTCTTCGCGCAGATAGATGTTTCTGAGGTTTGGGGAGTTGGCCGTAAGCATGCTAAAAAGCTTCAATCAATGGAAATTAACACTGTATTAGATCTCGCATGTAGTGAACCCAGAGAGATGCAAAGAAGATTTTCTATTGTGATGGCTCGTACTATTAATGAGCTGCAAGGCATCTCTTGCCTTGAAATTGAAGACACCCCACCCTCTAAAAAGCAAATTATTAAGTCATGTTCTTTTGGTGCAAAAGTTACCGAACTTATTGACCTTCAAGAAGCGATAGCGATGCATGCTCAAGAAGCTTGTAAGAGATTGAGAGATGATGAGTCATTATGCGGCTGTCTAATTGTTTTTGTTCAATCTAGTCCTTTTGATGAAAATGTACCTTTCTATAACAAGTCAATAACCGGCTCATTTTCACAGCCAACAGATTGTGCATTAGATTTCGTAAAAGCTGCAACAAAGATGGTATCTCACATTTTTAAAGAAGGTATTAAGTATAAAAAATGTGGGGTCATACTAACTGGGCTAGAACCAAAAGTTGGACACACTTATGACCTTCTCACGGATTTTGAAGCTATAGAAAAAAAAGAACAATTGATGAAAGCACTGGATAACGTTCACAACAAATTTGGAAAGAAAAAACTCGGTATAAGTACGTGTTATGTACCAGGACGGAACTGGTCTATGTCGCGGGATAAATTAAGCAGAAATCCTTTTTTGTGGGACGAACTGTTGACTATTAATAACTAATTTAATATTAAAGAATTACTTAAAATTTTAAAAACTCTATTCTCTATCCCAGCAATATCGAGAAAATCTATGGAAATCAAAAAAATCTTCAATTTGATAAGTCAAAAAATGATGGCTGAATTTTATATTTCTGCTGAATTTAATCATCATGGTGTTAAAGGTGATTATAGAGAAGATGCTTTAAAAAATTTTTTAGAAAATGGCAAACTTCCTAAACAATATAAATTAGGAAATGGAGAAATCATTAGTTCATATAGCCAAACTTCAAAGCAAACAGATTTAATTGTCTATGACAACAACAAGAGTATTATATTTCAAGCATCAGATAGTATTCAGATCTATCCAATTGAAACTATTTACGGAATTATTGAAATAAAATCAAAGTTAAGTAAACAAAAACTTAATGAAGGCTTAGAAAATATCAAATCTTTAAAACAAATACATTCACCTTCTTTTATTTCTAAAAAACTAGGACCAACTTCCACAGTCACATATGGCAATACACCGCCTTTTGGGGTGATCTTTGCGTATGATCTTGGAGGTAATAGTCTTGATTCCCTCGAAGAAAACCTAAGAGAATGGTGCTCTAAGAACCCTGCTTCTGTATGGCCTAATATGATTTGTGTTTTAAATCAGGGGTTAATTTTATTTAGAGAAGGCTTAAAAGACAGACTACATTCTAATGAGATAACGGATGAATGCACAACGATTGGTCTGCATTTCAAGGAGGATTCTTTATTTGAATTTACATCAAGATTAATTTCCCTATGTAGTACAAGAAAGGTCGAGGTATTTGATATAAGCCAATATTCTGATATTGGACTAATTGTAGATGGATTAAGAGTAAAAGGTGTTAGAAGATGGAAACATAAAGATGACCCAAGCAAACAATTTTGCTTGAAACAAGAATTTATTAAAAAAGTATATTCAGAATGTAAAGAACAAATTTCAAGTAAAGAATTATTGATTAAGCGTCTTGGTAATATTTCTGGACTAGAGCAGCTTTATCAAGATACTAATGGATTAGTCTATTTATATAACCCTGAAAATTATAAAGGAATGGCGGATATCCTATCTACTCCTACCCAAAGTAGTGAAAGCATAATTGAAAGGTTACAAAATGAGAAAAATATAGCTAATGGTTTCTTTATGTATATAAATGAGGTTCCTTATTTTGTACCTTATATTTACGTAACGGATGAAGATTTAGAATAGTTTTATCTTCCTACCAAAATACCAATCACTGGAATACATTAATAAACTAATTAAAAAGAAGATTTTTTAAATTTAACTTATGATGAACTCGTCGAGATTATTAGTAAGGCTCGGATGACGGGTCTACAGATGATTTCCATTTTAGGAACAGTTGGTGATTAATGAAACATAGGAAAGTAACTTTATCAGCAGTTTTATTATGGGGCGTAGTTGCTTATGCACTTGCACTTCTTACATATTGTACAATGAAGAGTGTATTAAGTGCTTCAGCAGATAATATTTCTGCTTTTGGCTCTATACTTGGGGCATGTGGTGCATTCTTTGCTGCTTTTGTAGCAACATATTTATTCAATGATTGGAGACTTCAAGCCTCTTTTGATTTAAAAAAACAACATGTAAATGAAATTAGTTATTTATTAGCCCAAAGTTATGACGAACTTCATAAAATGGAAGAAATACTAGAAAATTTGAAAAATGTGAAAGACTATAAAATACTTTATGAAAAATATTATTCATTTAAAGCAAATGATTTAAGAGATGAGTTTTATAGCAAACAACTGAATGTTAAAATGCTTGATAGACTTAATAAAAGTCAAAATGAAATATTTGTTGTTTATGCAAAATACCAGAACCATCTTGTATATTTAGTAGATAACTTTAATCGCATTCAAAAATCATATATTCGATATTATGATAAATTTAATAGCGAAATGGGTAATGCCGAGCGTATACTTATGTTGAATAAGGGGTCATTCCCAAAGTATATACTTCCAAGTGAAAAAAATGCTGAAGAGGTCGGTCTTTTAAATACGCATATCTATCTTCCTATACAATTTGAGAAAGAAGATATATCTTAAGAGGTGGTCCCACTTGTTTGAACAACTAAAAGCGTATTTATAAGTGATATTCCGCTCTAGTTAAGCCACCTTGTTTTGTTGGGGTAGCTGATCATAGTAAAACTCATTTGGTGTCATTTTGTCTAGACTCGAATGAGGTCGTTTCAAATTATAAAACTCAAAATATGCACTTAATTGCTTTTTCGCATCTGTGACACTGCTATAAGCTTTGAGATACACCTCTTCATATTTAACGCTCCGCCATAATCGTTCAACCATCACATTATCTACCCATCGACCTTTACCATCCATACTGATTTGAATGCCATTTGATTTCAATACATCAATAAATGCATCACTGGTAAACTGGCTGCCTTGGTCTGTATTAAATATTTCAGGTCGACCATATTTTTCAATCGCTTCATTTAAAGCCGAAATACAAAAATCCACCTCCATACTAATCGATACTCTATGCGCAAGTACCTTGCGGCTATGCCAATCAATCACAGCACATAAATAAACAAAGCCTTTTGCCATAGGGATATACGTTATATCCGTAGACCACACTTGATTACTGCGCTGAATAGCCAATCCTTTGAGCAGATATGGATATTTACGGTGAGCTTGATTAGCCTGGCTTAAATTTGGTTTGCAATATAACGCCTGAATACCCATTTTCTTCATTAAAGTACGTGTATGACGTCGTCCTATATGATGTCCTTGACGATTCAACAAATCACGCATCATACGACTGCCTGCAAAAGGATATTGCATATGTAATTCATCAATACATCGCATCAGCTTCAGATCTGATGCACTCACAGGTTTTGGGCGATAGTAATAACAACCACGGGAGACTTTCAGCAGCTTAGCTTGCTTAGATACTGAAATCTGAAGTGAGTCGTCGATTAACTTTTGTGGTTGAAGCGGCCCAGTTTCTTCAACACACCTTCTAAAAAATCAATTTCTAATGCCTGCTCACCGATTTTTGCATGTAGTTTTTTTAGATCGATGGGTGGTTCTGTTGGAGCTTTTGATTGATCGAAAGCTTGCGAGGAAGCTGAGATCAATTGATTTTTCCAGTCAATAATTTGGTTTTGATGAACATCAAACTCAGCACTCAATTCAGCAAGTGTTTTTTCTGCTTTAATCGCAGCAAGTGCTACCTTAGCTTTAAAATCATTTGAATGATTTCTTCTTGGTCTACGTGCCATAAAATACTCCATATATTGATGTTTATAACATCATTTGAGGAGCAGAATATCACTTATAGGAGTTGTTCAAATTTACGGATCCATCTCTTTATACTTTTAATAATATATTTGAGTTAATAAAAAAGCTAAGTGAAATATATAAAGATCTTGAAGCTAAAGTTCTTGACTCAATTGACCTTACAAAAAATGATTAGCCCTCGTCAAATGGCTTTTAAACGAATACCTACACTCAAAATGAGGAAATTCATTGATAGTATAAATGATGAAGCTCTAAAAGCCTCTTTAAAAACAGTCTACGATGCAGAAATAAATAATTAATAAAAAAGCCCTGAATATTCAGGGCTTTTTTTAAAGTGCTTTAACGCAAATAGATACGTTTACGTTGCTATTTATTGTATGGGCCGTACAGCCACATAAAAGAAAGCTCAGTAACAGTAACTTCATTAGGCTTCCAAAACCCTAGTAGCTGTTACGCCTTTTAATTGTGGCAATGTATAACGCTTACTTGCTGGTTGAGGAGTACGTCCATACCAACGGAACTCTTGGAAATCTGAATCACTATAGAGTGCGTAACACACTTTATTTGATTGATTACCACCAAGACAAACAAGTTTTCCAGTGGTCTTATCACGTCCTACGACAAAACAAACATGGCCTCCACCTTTACGGGTTTTAATAGCAACACAACCATAAGCAGGTTTTGTTAGTTTTGCGCCGTAATTCACGTAATCCAATGCACGGTACCAATGCTTAGGATAAGCAATTCCTGCTGCTTTCAAGCAATGAGCAACAAAAGTTCCACACCACGCAGTTTCATCATCCGCCCACCAAGCTTTAAGCTCTTTTAACCATTTCAAAATAGTTGGATTGTGCTGTTTACCTGGTATTTCTTGCAGACCAATATGTTTTTTTGCTTCAGCTATCCAAGCTAATTCATCAAGCTTTGTCGGTGTAGGAATATTCATTAAAGTGTTGATTCCTACTAACTGGCCTGTTAGTTGAGGGCCATTAAGTCGCGGCTGAGAAATTTTCTTACCGATCCATGAAAGACCAAGCATTAAAGTACCAGTTACAAATGCATGATACTTTTCAGGGATAACCTCATAATCAACACCCCATTGAAGTGCTGGCAACAAAATTAGCATGATGAATGCACCAATTGTCGGTAGCTTGACAGAAAGGTACTGCCAAGCATTATTTTCAATAAACTTCATTCATCTTTCCTTTTTCGTAAACTATCTTGCTCTAAGACTTTGATTCGTAACTCGCTTTCTTTTTCACGTAATTCACTTTCTTTACGTTCTCTGCGATCACGTCTCCACTGAAAAATGAAACTAATGAATAGGCCAACAACAGCCACAATTGCACCTGTATAGCTCAACCAATTAATTGAAGTTAAAGAACCAAAAGCACTTGCTAAACCACTCCAGAAAGTAGTTTTATTAGCAAAAGTTGTGACAGTGACTTCAATTGCCTGATGATCAGACATGACCTATTCCCCACGTTTCATTTGTGGTTATTTTTGCAAGTGTTGTTGTTCTAATTGGAGTAAGGTTCCAAACACAAAGCACGAAAAAAAAGCCCGAATTATTCAGACTTTTCTATGTGAAAACTATCTGCCTCTACTTGCTAGGGCATTTAATCCCTTAATGACTTCTTGACCTAATTTTAAGAATACGTTGTGACGTTCAATTTCGTTTTCTAAATACTTCTTGCGGTTTTCCCATGCTGATGAATTGAAGTAAGTACTTTCAAAACTCAAAGGCATTTTTAAAGCATCTGATAAAGGCATTGGGCAGTTTTCAGAAATACTACTTGCGGTATCAAGCAAAAGATCGGTCCAACTCTTTGATGATTCCTGTAAAGACGGAAGCGGTGCGAAATCGTGCAGGCGCGTCATCTGCACCTCTTTCCACTAAAATACCGTGGTTATCAACGCTTAACCGTAAATGAGTAAATAACTCATTGTTTAAATTATTAAAGTCTTGATAGCACAAATCAAAATCACTAGCTGGCATTTTCTTAATGAAATCTAGCCGCTGCTTAAATTGTTCTTCAAATAATTGAGGGTTTGTTCTATCCGGCAATAAAGCTAAGTGTTCATGATTAGAATAACTCAACTGAAAAGCCATCATGCAGGCAATCCATTCAGCGACGTTCTTACAATTTGCCTCTAAGAACTCCACTTCCATTCCAATAAGCTGTCTAACTGTAATTCCATTTTGAGTAGTTTCAGTTTTCCAATTATTTTCTGATTGAAGGAAAACTTTAGACCAGTCAGTGTTCACCTCCAACATAGTATTACTTTGTTTTTCAAGATATTTAAGCAGCAATAAATACCGTTCCTGAATTGATAAAAGTAAAGGATCCACATTGTCTAATGCTGATTTCAGAAAAGCTGAAAGTCTTTTTTCATTAAAATTTGGAGCAATGATAGATATTTTGAGACATTGCTCAAAACTAAGCTCTTGCATTTGGTAGGTATTTTCACCAACGTACACAGGATCAAAAGTAATCATTAGTTGCCTCCATATAATGAGTAAATATCCTTTGAGTCCCATGCAGTTCGACTCATTAAACTAATATTGACAGCTAAACTTAACCGGTTACCTTTTTCATCAATTGGCGCGACTATTGGTGCTGAAACACTTTCAAGAATAAAGGGTTTATAAGTTTTGCCATGAGTAGTGAGAGATACGAAAGGTGGGATAACCCCTGAAAACAAGCCTTCTAAGGTTGTATTTGAATCATTAACGACATTTTGCAGCGTAGAATCAGACGATAATGATACTGGTACGCTCCAAGCCTCCAACTGCATGATCTTGTCTTCAACTTCGGATTTTGCATCACTAAAGGCCAAGAAAAAGATTGATAAATTAAGACGTACTGATGATGTAGATAGGAATACTTGAGTTGTATTCACTTTAGTTAAATTTGTTCGCCCTTCAACGCTCTTAAGTGCATTTTCAGCCGTTGCTAAAGGTCCTGATGCCATATCACTTAATGCTGAAATGAATGGTGAATTCTCACCTAACGTTGCTGCAGCTTGAAGCATTTGCCCAGTTTGCAAGTTAGCCATCAACATTGGCATCTTTAGTTCTGGATTGCTATTTTCAAATGGAGTTTGCCATTGGCTCTCAATACTTTTATCACCGTCAGTCAACAAAGCACGAATTACTGGTGAGGCTACTGGGTTACCATCTTTATCACAAAGTGAAAATTCAGCATATTTATGCTTTGAAATTGACCCATAGAAAGGATCTGATTCAGTACTGGGCAACTTTGTTTTTGCTGTATTTACAGCTGGTGCATAAGCTAAAGCTTTGGACATGTTTAAGTACTAATTCATAAAAATTAAGCTATTATTAATTAAAAAATAAGGACACTTATTAGCTTTGTTCCAGCATTAAAACTGATAAAAAGTATTGAAAATACGCTAATTTCAGATTTTCCATATAGATTTGATTATTAATAATTTTTTAGTATGATGAAATTTAAAATTTTTATTTAAAAATATTCTTTGAGAAATAAAAAATGTTAGATTTATTTACACCTATTGTTGAAACCGAAAAACAGCATAAAATTTTTAAATTGTTATTAAATGAAGCAATGTATGCTGAAAGGAATGTTCTATTAGATTGGGCAAATGGATTTGTTGATAGAGATCATAAATTTGTAAAAGAATTCCAAACTACTTTTGAGTCTTCTTTTTGGGAATTATATCTAAATAAAATTCTGAAATCTGAAAATATTGATATAGACTATAAACATCATGCGCCTGACTTTGTATGTAACAAAAATAATTCAGCTTTTTGTATTGAAGCGACAATTGCCAATCCAGAACAAGATGGGTTGCCAGCATATGGTTTTGGCGGTGAATATTTAGATTTTGAAATTGACTTTAAAGAGTTCAATCGAAAATCAATTATTAGAATAGCTAATTCGATTGTATCTAAGGCTCAAAAATTTAAAAAATCATATAAAAATTTATCTCATGTTAATGGCAAACCATTTATTTTAGGTCTTAATTCTTTTGATCGTCCTCATTCCCACTTTATAGGTCATCGTGGTTTAATTGCTGTTCTCTATGGAATTTATCTTAATGAGGAAAAGGCCATTTCCGATAAACTCAACTATTTACCAAGAGAAAGAATGGATTTTATTGAGAAAGATAATGGAGCAGAAATTCCTCTAGGTTTCTTTACTACTTCAGAGTATGAAGATATTAGTGCTGTAATTTATAACCCATATGCAACTTGGGGGAAAGTTCGAGCATTAGCTGAAGTAAGTGAAGCAAATAAAACTACTTTCTTTAATGCACTTTACACTAGGGATGACGTAAGTGAGAGTACATTAATTCCTGATATCCGCGAAGGGATTCCTAAAGAAGAATATAAAGAATCAATCTTTGATGGTTTATATATTTTTCATAATCCTCATGCTAAATATCCATTCCCTGATTTTTTATTTAATGATCCTCATATTGCTCATTTTAGTGTAGATGATCATGGTAATCTTCTTGAAAGTGTTGGAGAAAAATTTTTACTCTCACGAAGTTTAATTAGTTCATATGCAAGTTCAATGATTCCCGAATAAAGTGAAATTCAAAGACATAATATTTATAAATTTAATTTTGCTGTATCCAACAATCCATAAAAAATACGCTCATCAAGAGCGTATTTTTATTACTTATATTAAGCAGCTAGATTAATACTATTCTCTTGCTCAAATTCATCAATCTTCTTAATGATTTCAGCAGACTTGTTATATGGCATAACAATTTCATCAAACTCATTAACTTCTGAGCCCCAGAATTTGAGCATGATATTCTTAATCTGAGGTTTATCCACGCCGTCGCCATTGAATACATACTTGCTACGTTCAGTTCTGACATATAGTTGGTACTTAGCAAGCTGCTCATCAATACGTAGTTTTCTAGGAGGCATTGCGATATCACGAATTTCTGAAAAGAGGTCTTCAACACTAGTAAGGTGCGTAAAGTCTAATTCTCGTGTTATTGGAACATCATTAGAGCCTGCATGTTTTTCAATAATGATGATGCGAGTTGAAACGGCGGTACCAGCATTTTTAAAGGTTGATTGAGGTAACCAGATTTCAGCTGTCAAAATTGCACCAGGTGTGCTTTCAATAAATTCGTCTACTTTAGAATCCATCGTACCACGTGGTACCAAGGCCACAATCCGACCACCATCATAAAGATGACCAAAAGCCTTCTTGATATGTTGAATTGCCAAAGTGCCAGCATGACCAAATGGCGGATTCATCACAATCGCATGGTACTTATTCAATGATTCTAAAGATTCGAATGTATCAACAATTACTTTAGCACCTGTATTTGCCATTTGAGCACGACTAGCTAAAGACTCAGTCGGTTCAATCATTGTCAACTCTACATCCTGCGGAACAAAACGACCAATAGCTCCATCACCAGCACTAGGCTCAAGCACAGAATCGCCAGTGTGTACCCCTGCCCATTCAATCATTTTGAATCCTAGAGGTTCAGGCGTTGCATACCATTCCTTACCTTCGCGGTTATTACGACTTTCAGAACGTTTGCCTTTGGCATAGTAGAATGTTAGTGCTTGATCAAATGGGGTTAACTTAGCAATACGGGCATTTTCTTCATCATATGCTTTACCGCCAATACCATCATTTAGACTTGGCTCTTCATATTTAGCTTCTTCATAAGCCTGAATTAACGCTTCTTTGATACTTACTACAGCATCAGCACCTTTTGCAAAGTTATCTACTGTTTCTGCGCGTCCAGCAATCGTGTCTGCAAATGCAGCCCGTTCCCATGCAGTACCAGTAGTCAAGTATCTCTGAATAGCATTTGATGCTTGTCCGGTTCGATAGATACGCCCTTCCGTCTGTCTCAACTTGGCTGGCTTTGTTGGTTGACCAATATTAATGAGTACTCGCTGGTGTTTACCAGTTGTATCATGCAAGCTAATCCCAGTAGAACCAGCATCTGACTGCAGAATGAGAATATCGTGCCCGCTATCATCAGTATTAAATAACGCTACATTAGTTTCACGTTGTTGCTTTGAAAGACGGCCATTAAATAAAAGAGCATTAGGAAATGCATTCTTTAAAGTTTCAACAGGTGAATCATAATCAAGATTGAGATTTACTAGATCCGGTCTATTTTCTTTGAATGCATTATATTCAAGCTCAATATCTTCTCTAAGTGGGCTTTCATATTTTTCGATATCAAGCTTACTAATCAAGAAAGGTGCAAAACCACCGCCCTCGTTATAGTCATGAAAAATTACTACTTTACGACCTAATGCTAAGTGCTTTTTCACCATATCAACACAAGCTTCAGCTTTAATAGCTTCTAACAAACGGCGTCTTGCTAAGTAATCAAAGCGTTTTGCAATAATTTCGTATATGTTTTTAAATCGGTTGCCAGTAAATAGCCGATCATATTCTTGCATAGATGCATGACGTCCCCAGCCTGTTGTTGGTTTACCAGTCTGAGCAGCCCATTCTTCAAAAGTTCGTGTTTTGTGCCCTTCTATTTCTTTATAACCATTGCGAAGATAAGTTAAACCTTCATCAATAAGTTCACCAACACGAGAGCCAATTAGAATGAATTTACGATCATAGTCAAAATTTACTTCTAAATCCCGCCCAGACATAGCAACAGTGTTTTTAAGATTTTCGGCGAACTGTCTTTCAAGTACACCTGTATCCACCTTAGCTTCTGGTCGCGTCAACTTACCATATCGCTTTCGATATCCAAGATTTCCCATATAGAAGTGCTCTCGAGCCTTACTAAAGCCTTCAGCTAAATTACCTTGGTCATCAACAGATACTGAAGGAGACATATAATCAAATAAATAGCCTTCCGCCCAATCAAGTGAAAAGTGATAGCTAAATGGCGTAGCAGATAAGAAAACAACTTTGACCTTACTTTTCTGGTGTTTCCAATTCAAATTCCAGATCTTTCGTTGTTCATTTCGAAGAACCTGCATTTTGTTATAAGCGCTTAGATATTGTTCTGTTTCTTTACCATTTTCATCAAATTCTTCAATTGGCATCTGCTCAGCAAACTTATCTTCAAACCACTCACTAAAACCATGCAAATGCCCGGTTAATGCTCGTAGTTTGTTTAATGCTGCAGTTGCTTTACCATCGGATGATTGCGATAGAGTATGTGCCTCATCAATTAATATCAGGTCCCAATGTTTGTGAACTAAACTTTTATTTTGTCCAAAATTAGCAAAGGTTGTGACCACGACTGTGTTTTCATCACCGCCGTTATCTTTAATACTTTTTAATTTGTAAGCTTTGATATTCAACGGACTTGAGCTTTTTACAAAGTCATTTGCAATCTTATCATTCAAGGTAACAATCAAAATATTCTTGAGACCAGCATTAATAAAACGCTTTGCCACTCCAAGCCCAGTAAAGGTTTTACCTGTACCAGTGCCGTTAGTAAAAAGAATACCCTTCTTATTTTCCTCAATTAACCGCTTTTCAGTTTTTAAAACATCACCACGTTGTGCCGGTTGCAGATATGGCAAAGCTGCGTCAATATTTGAAGCATCGCTCCAAATTGTTTCTACATTATCTGCTTTTAATTGAGCATCTAGCTTTTCATCTGTAGCAGCTCTAACTGATTTAGCAGATTGTATAATTGATCGATCTCTTGCTCGTTTAAGAGATGATCTCTTACCAGATAGTTCACTGCTTCCGCTGCTGTTAATCCGGTTAGCACTGGTTCCACTATCTCCATTTGAAGATTCATTTCTAGGATTTCGGCCGCCAAGTAAACTTGCATCATCACTTTTTGGTAAGCCAGTATTACTGTCTCTGAGTACCCCAACTTCTCCATCATTTCTGACTGCTTCTGAAGCCTCAAGTTCATCTTTTCCTGATCCAGTTGTAGAAACAATTGGTCCTCTGGATCTGAGACGAAATTCGCCAACTGATTCCACATCTGAATTGGTATTTGATACATGTAAGAATAATCCTTTTACAAGTTGCTGATCTTCTGAAAGAAGAGAGTCTGGAATAGCTTTAAGATGTTTTGAGCGTACAAGAATTTCACCCTGATAATAAAAGGCATAGGGGTCAAACTCTTTAGCTTTGGTTAATTTGATGCCTTTAAGACCAATAACCTGTAATGTTTTATTCTTTTTAGTGGTGTATGGCTTCAGCTCTTTATCGCAAGCAAAAAGACTGACAATAGTCTCTAGCTGTTCAATAACATTTCTGGAACTGTTATTAAGGTGTTGGATAACTGATTCATCAATGTTTTTGATAGCCTCGTTATATAAGACTTCAATAACTTCATCCAATTTTGGAAAGTCACTTTCTTGACGGGCAAAAGCTAAAGCTTGCTTTGCTACAGACAAGTTAAGTTCTATTTGCTTATGGATTATAAGAAGGAAAAATCGAGCAATATTGCTCTGATAATGCATGAAATCAATCATGTAATAAATCGCAACCAATACTGTGTCTTTAGTGATTGGTTTGAGCTTTAAGATGGACATATATCCCTCAACATAGGAACTTTACATTCCTATGTTGAATGATCGTAAGTATCTAATTTTTAGTAGGTTCCAGATCTAAACATCTAATTCTTCAAAAAGAATGTCATTAATTTTGTTCCCTTCTTGATTTTCCTTGTCATTACTTTGATCAATTTTAACTTTCAAAGCACTGTGAAAACGTTCAGCTCCCTCTTTCGTTAATCGAATTATTTTAGGTTTACTTGAACTGCTGGAATCAACCAAAGAATCGTACATTTGCACACTAATGAAATCATCACCAAGCAGTTGTTGTGCATATTGGATAGCATCTTTTACACTTACTGGTTCAGGTTCACCAAACAAGCCTACATTACTACTATCTAAAGCCTGTTTCTCTGCAAATTCAGCTAATGCTTTAAATAACATACTCATTTTTTTTGAACTGCGGCTATTCTTGGCGAGAAATACGGCGAGCTCAGCAACACCTTCTCCTAGATCCTCAAAAAGCCCTTGCTGCTTTACAAACTCAACAATATCTTGATCATTTTGCTTTGCAGATAAAATTGTATTTGCTGCATCAATAATTGCATTAGCAACACGTTGATCAATGGCTTGCTCCATTCCATCAACGATTTGATCTGATATATCTTGAACATTTCCACGACTTATGGCTTGCGCTTCAATAAATTTAGGCGCAGCAACACCAAGCGCATTAAGCATATTTTGAAGATCTGGTTTTGTATGATCAGCCATCATTTCTAGCAGACGATCATCATTGTACGCTTTACTAAAAATTGCGGCCTTGATTCTGTTTATCAGTGCTTGTGTTGGTTTTTTATCTTTCGTTGTGTACTGGGCAGCTTCTGTATCACCTAATTTACTTAAAAAACCTTGAATAAACTTTTGATTACTCACTGCTAATAAATCGCCATCTTCACTCGGGTTAAAAAGAGCCAGTAAATTCTCATCTAAACGTTTAGCATCAGCTTTAGCACGTTCAGTTGCTGTAAAAGACAACTTATCATCTTGGTTAGCATCTATGGCAAATTGAGCTCTATCAATCTCAGTTGTACGAATACGTATCAAGATTGGTTGAGCTATTGCTTGGACCTGCTCACTGCTAAAGCCAAAGTAATCAGCTTCATCAATCAACCATTGTTTATACTCATCTGCGGTACCACGCTCATAGGCAAGCTTGATTGCCATTGTTCGGCCATTTCCTGATTCAACAACTAAATCATCACCAGTTATCGGTGCTCCCGTGTCTGCCCGACCTGAGCGGCCTAGGCTTTCGGGGTCTAAATCATTAGCAGTTTTCTGTACCCATGCTTGTGAGGATTCACGACTACGATCTCGTGGCTGCAATTCTTGCGGATAATTAGGGTTTTCCGCACCAGTTGCTGTATGAGATGCAATTACTTGATCAATATCAACTAAAGCGAATACAGTAGAAATCTTTTGTCCTTTGGCTGTTTTCACATTATTAGTTCTACCCTTCAATAGCCCAGTAAAGGGCTGTTTAGGTTTAAAGAAACTAATCATTTGATCAATTACAACTAATGGATTTTTAGCAATATCTTGAATAGAAATTAGATTTAAAGTTGTCATTAGATATTCTCCGCTTCCATTTTTTGCACTTGATTCAAGAGTTCTGTCACCGCTGGAATAAGAAGTGGATCATTTAAGTCTTTTTCTGCTTCATCTCGAATTTGCTCTAATAACTCAAGATTAACTTTAACCTGCCCTTCAATTACTGAACGGTAAAGTTGATTACCTTCATCATTTGTCGTACTAGGCTGAAGATCTTCAACTTCTGTCGGAGCATTTAGTTCTTTAGATTCATCATTATCTGAATTTTGGGCTGGCTCTTTATTACTGAGGCGATCCGCTAAATGTTCATCTGCCCATGCTCTTGAATATTCATAAAATGCTGTTAAATATTCTGGTGAACCTTCGGCCCCATTCCAGTTTTTTAAGAATTCACCACGGCGATCTGAAACCCAAGCCATAAAGTCTATGTTGTTAGTATCTTCAGGCTTTTCCAAAGTGTCTAACCATGCTTGCATCATTTTGTTTTCAGCTATACCAGCTGCACGTGCTGCTAAAACTTCTTCATCTCTTTTTTGTTTAGCTTCATTTTCGGCATCAATAAGTTTTTTTGCTTCTAATTCTGCTTGCTGTTGAGCCAAAGCCTGGTCATCTAGTTCAGAAATCCATTCACGTGCCCAAACTACCGCATCAGAGTCCCCCTCTAGAGCCTTATTGATACGTTCAAAGAATGCTTGGTAACGTAAACCATCTTCACCTGCCCATTCAGGATCAGCATTTAAACGCTTTAAATCGGCTTTTAAACGTGCGGCTTCTTCATCAGAAATACTATCTGGTAACTCATTATCGAGACTATTCTCTTTAATGATTCCTTCATTTTCCTCAGATTGCTTGGTTAACAATCTATTTTGCAACTGATCCAATTCGTTTAATAAATTGGAAATTTCTACACTTAAAGAATTTAATTGACTTTGTTTTTGCTCGAGGCGTAGTTCTGCATCTGCTAAAGCCTTGGCCTTTTCTGCTTTTTTAGATTGTAACCGCTTAAAACGATTACTATTTTGGTTAATCAACTTCATAATTCGACCAGCGAGAACTGGAATTGAAATTCCTTCTCCCTGATTAGGCTGGATTGCAGCAGTTATATCCCGATTGTTCATTAAAATCTTCCATGAAATTAATGAATCTGCTGGACTAATTTTTTTTGATAATCGATCTGGCTTATGAAAAAGGATTGTGAAGTTTTGGCCGTCATCAAAATCATAAGTAAGGGCAATTTGAAGGACTTTTTTATGCTTAAAGGGCTTACTTTCCGTAACGTTAACGATTTTGACGCCAGTTTTTGAAAACTGATCCATAGAGTGATGCAAAATTGCAGACAGCTGCTCTAAATGCTGGTAATCAACGATCATAGAGTCATAATGCGCTTCTTCTACGCCTAGACTAGATAAAAGCGTAGGTAACCCATCAAATTTACTTAATAATTGGCTGTGATCATCATTTCGTTGCATATCTAATAACAACTTAGAAGTATCACCCTCATGAGAAATTAAATTGATTCCATCCCATTCAGGTTTTTCAGCTGCGACAACATTTTGTAATTGTTCTAGTTGCCATCTTTGAATCGGTTTTGAACCCGTCAAATTAAATTGTTGTGAAGATAAATGGCGCTTAAGTCCAAATTGATTTGTTTCAATAACATCTGTAACACAAGCATCAAACATTCGGCCAAATTGCAGTATCGCTAAATCAGCTGCATGCTGGTCATCGATAGCGCCTAATACCGCAACAGAATCAAACGCATCTATCCCACCCTTTTTACCTTTTAAATTTACAACACGCCAGAAATCATTTTCCGTGTAATCTTCAGTGACTAAAGCATTAATTTGACGGTAATCACCCTTAATAAACCCAATTGAACAAGCACCACTATTCACCATGGAGTCAAAACCATGTACTAATCGGCTTTGATGTGGTGCGTGTGTTTGAATGAAAATTGATTTAACACTCACGGAGTTATCCTCATTTTAATTTGAGGATATTTTCTCAAGTAGGTGAATCTATAAAGGCAATGAGTTCCATAGCTTATTTTAAGTTGGGAAACATTTTGATGAAATTTAAAGTAACAATGGCATGTGCTTTATTAGAGGCATCAAGGGGCAAATTGCCTGCTTGAAGTGAAACTAGATGCTCAATTTCAAATTGGTTTTGATTTCTTGCAGCTTTATCAAAAGCATATATTTTTAATCTCATTAAGTATTCAATTGGTGGCGGCTGAGTACCATCCTTATTAAACATTATTTCTTTTATAGCTTTAGCACTATTCGCAATAGCTGCTTCTTTAGTCTCAATAAATGAAATGCTCAACTCATTTGAAGCATTACCAGTTACATGGTTGAGTTGAAAATGCCCCACATGCACTGCATCGGTTTGGGCATCTAGTAGTGATACATCTACATTATTGGCTAACCAAGCAACTTTGTTTGAAGGATCAAAAATTGGAATATTTGCTTGAGCAATTTTACTGTTTGCACGGTACGGGCGAATTTCAATTCCAAAATGTGCAGCTGAAAGTGTTCCTAATGCGTAAAGTTCCTGATAATGGGAAACAGCTCGATCCACTGTTAGACCAGACCATAAGACAGGATTTTTAGCAAAACGATCTTTAAACGGATTTAAAACGTTTCCAAAACTGTTATTTATAGTTTTATTCTGTGTTTCGTATTCAAAAAAAGCCATTATTCTTCATCCTCTGGAAATTTACGGCTCTTAGCAATACTTTCAGCTAATGTTAATGCTTCCTCATATTTCATACCTGTATCGCGCTCAAGAATGTACGCCATAATATCTACATCTAAATTTGATTCTTTCAATGATGCGATTACTTGTGTTTTAAGTAATGTTGTATTCATTCTTGATTGAGCATTGTTGATTTCTTCCGTAGCTGCTGCAGTTTGGTTTGAATAATATTCAACTTGCCAAGGGTAATCTTCAGGCTCAAATTGTTCGTTATAAGCAAAACCCCAATCCAAGTGAAGAATTTGATTAATCCCTTCGGAAGCTGCTGTTCGAATGTCTTGTGACCTACGCATGATTTGTGCAGAAGTATGGAATGCTCCACCTTCTCCAATACCACCAGTTAACATGTCAGCCCACCCTACCATACTTGGGTCTAGACCTATACCGCCCATTAACAAACGGACATTAATCATGAACTGTTCAATATTAATAGGTGAGCTTCGTTGATTCTTGATATCACCCACTGGATTTAGAACTTGTTTTTCATCAAATACTGGAAGCATGTGAAAAGCAGTATTCCAGACTGCTTCACCACCTGATAAAGCATCACGGACATAAGCCTCATGATTTTTGAGTAAACCTTCTAAACCACGGATATAGGCTTGACGTTGTGCTGGCGGCATTCCTGACATATTTACTGTCAAGAACATCTGATTTACGGTATCTGCAATTTGCTGGCTATTCATTGATGCCAAAGCGAGGATTACATCATCATAAATATCTTCAATCTCATAAAGAAATGAGCCGCCTAAATGCGCTGGTAAGATTGGTAGCTCATCTGGATCATCACCCTCCAACATTTTCGTGACAAGACCAGTTTCAACAAGCTCATATTGAGCAATATTGCTCATACGGGGCATTTTGAAACGTACCATTTGAATAGTATTCAGTTTGGTAATAGTTTTTTGCCAATTACGAGGATCTAAACAAAAAAAGGCGACAGTCTTACTGCCTTGTTCGAACGGTTGTATTAATGGCGGATATGTATACTCATTGCATACGAGGTCAATTACACCTATATCTTTTTTCCCATAAATACGTGCATAGGAATCACCGAAAGAAATAGCATCTCGGGCAAGTTTGCTTAAATACTTATTGATAAGCTTTTCCATCTTTACACGGCGCTCATCTAGTTGTTTTTTTAGTTTTTCAGCTGCTGGTCCATTCGCCTTTTTTAACCGTTCTGCGGGCGTAATAAAGACTTGTTGGCCGCTATAAGAATCTCCGCCTAAGGCTGCAGAAACATGAATCCCCATACCCTCTGCGATAGGTGCAAAGCGTAACATTCTCTCCCATTTAGTAAGAATTTCTTTTCGAGTACGCTTCTTATTGGCTTTGGTTTGGTTAGTCCCAAGTGAAAACGGAGCCATAGTTTCATATAGCTGCGCTGTTGCATCCTGATTAGACGTATCGAATTGCTGATCATATGAATTAACATTTTCACCGAGTAACAACGATAAGAACCGAGAAGACATAACTAAGCCAAAATACCTAAATAATTAAGTATTTTGATGACTAATAATTTTTAACTTTTAGATGGGTTCCAAAGTTAATTGGAACCAAATAGATTTCTTTACATAACAGCATGCAATTCTATCTGAACAAATTTCTTATCTAATTAGAGGAAAAGCTCATGGCCGAAGTTAAAGTATTTAATGCTTTGGATATTGAATTAGCTCAAAAAACCCAAGACATCGTCAATGCTCAACGTTTTAACAACCGTCCTGCTTTCAAAACATTAAATCTAGGCTGGGATTTAGAGACTGGGTCGGTAGCAGTAAATTACACATTTGTAGAAGAACCACCAGTTAATGATCAGCCTGCTTAAACATGAAAGCCCCTAATAAGGGGCTTTTTAATAGCCAGTAATATCAACTATTAAATGACTATGAAATGGAGAATAGAGACTAGCTGAAGTATTCATACCATTAGCTAGTATCGTATATCCCCGAAGGATCTTACCTGAGAAAGTTGGATCACTATATGAGTTAGTCTTTATAGTACAGTATGAATGCATATAAGAACTCAAACCACCAACTCCCCAATAATATTCATAATGAGCTGGACAAGCTAAAGCCAAGCCATAAGTCTTATTAGCATTATAATCAGGTATATCTGATAACCATGAGCTAAAATAATTTGCACTGCCTTTTAAATAAAAAGTTTCTGCTTTAACTACTTTTAAAGGATTGTGGGAGTTAGAAAATACAATCTCACCTTTACCATTCTTAATTAGTAATTTTGGCGAATGACCACTTTCTAATAAAGTAATTAATCCAAATACATAATAAGTTGCTTTTGTAAAAGGAAAAGTATTCTTATATTTAAATCCTCCTTGGTCGTCTAAGGTGTCAAAAATTACAGTTATTTTCCAATTATTTGTGGAAGTTTCTTCATATCTGACCTGCATCACAGAAACGCCTGTAAATACCACAATTGGTCTTTGTAAAGATGTAACATTCAAAACATGACACTTAACGTAACCAGATACAGATAGTACTGCAGGAGGTAATGGGTCTGAAGAAGCGACTTCCCTAACAAACTTATTTATAAGGTGAAAGTTTCTATAGCTGTCGTCAATTATTGTCACTTTATTATCATTGAGAATTTTGATGTATTCAGCCATTAGCATTTACCTATATGAATACTAACCGTTTGCTGAAAAGCTATATTGTAATAAGCTCTACAATCATAAATTAATAAATAAGATGAAGTATCATCCATTTGATTAAGTATCTTATCGCCCAGCTTAGCCTCAATAGCCATAGCTTTAGTCAAAATGGCACATCCCATACCATTTGAATAAGACTCAACTACAGCACTATTGGCAGATAACACTTCACCAGAAGCTACATAAGCCCACCATCTTGGATGATTTTCAGCAGTATCTAGTTTTCGTACAATTGTGTCCATAGATGAACCTTTCGGGAGGACAACACTTAACGTTTCTGTATACATACTAAGATTAGATGTTAGATCAAGGACCACGTTGCCACCGAGGTCCCTTAATAAGAATGTAGCCATTTATAAACCAATATAAATTCTCTCAATATTGTTATCGTCATATAACTTTAAAGCGGTCCCTGAAATGACCATTCTTGCTTTTTGAGGCTGACTAGGATCTTTATAAGTAATTAAAGTCCCAAGTTCACCAGTTATGGCACTTAACTTGTCAACATTGAATAATTCAGCTGTAAGAGACTTGGCCTTAAAGTTTGCGGCTGTCAAATTCTTAATAAATACATCACTGTTCATCACAACTTGATTGTCTTGGATTATGAACGGCATATATTTAGTAGAAGAAGAACCAGTTGTGAAGAAAATTCTATCCGCTTGAAAACCTATAGAACTGAGCACAGTTCCATTCGTTTGCTCGCTGACCATAGACATTCCAGAGAACACACCATTATTATCCATTCCCATTACGTACTTACCTTTCACACCATCGATCAAATCAGCTTGTGATTTAAGCTTGATAGCATTTTGGCCGTAAACAGAAACCAAAGTTTGTAATGCACCAGCATATGCTCCCACATCAGTTGTATATGTGGTTTTGAAATTTTCAAAATCAGCAATGTTGTCAGCATCTTCAATATCTATAAAGTCTAGATCCACTTCACCAGCTTTACCGGAATAGTTACCAATGAATACTGGTGTAAAGAAAGCAGCTTTATTAGCAAATGTTTTAGGGCTTAGTAGAGTGCCAGCACCTGCACTTGCACCAGCAGATCGGCCCTTAAAGTAAGCGGTACCAGTTATCCAAGTTCCCAACGCTGGTGCGGTACCTGCAACTAAATAATGACTTGAACCGATATCATTGATTTCAGAGTTATCTTGAGCAATATATTTTGTTTTATTGGCGTTTTGACAGGTCGCACCAACATAAACAACTCCGGTACCACTTACACGGCGGAATCTATACTTAACTCGGTAATATTTATTGTCATCGATAGGCAAAGATGTGAACCAATTTAACCAGGCTTCATCATTACCTACGTTATTACCAATTCTTAGTGCATATCCTCCACGACATGTTGCATCTGCAACTAAACTAAGTTCAGTCTTATTCCCACTTGGTGTTTTTACTAACCAATCTTTTTGCCATGTTTCGAGTACTGAAGCCATGATCTTTTGACCATTTGCAGAATACAGTGCAGACATTCTTTCTGTTGAAGATGCGATTGCTTCATTCGTCTTGGTAGACGTCATGTAATCACGCTCTAATGTCGCTTTTGTAGTAGAAGCTATGTCCTTGGCAGTATCAGCTATTTCTTTAGCCTTCTCCGATATTGCACGTACTAATGCTTGTCGTGCATTGTGCACGTTAGCAAAGTTAGTAATGAACTGGTTTCGGTCAATCGTACTAGTTACATTCATATTTGCGAATAAAGCTGCCAAATATGTATTTAAAGTACTAAATGCCGTTGCATAAGCAGCAGAAGATATCCCATATGTGACCGCCTCAGCTCGCAAGCTTGCATCAGTTTGATAAAGTGTATCCCAAACCAACTTCGCCTGTTTTTTCTCAACTGGTGTGAGTTTATTATCAGCAGCAATATCACTTAACTGAGCCATTGGAACATCCACTTTGGCTTGTGAACCTGCAGTGGTTTCCATCATTGAAGTCACTGTAAACGGCGTAACTGACTTATAAACTGATAAATCTGTTTCAATGGCCGCCGTCCAGCCATCTTTAAAGTAATCTGGCGGATTTGTATGAGTAATAGTGGCCGACTCAACTGTAATTGCTGGGTAAGACCAAGCATCTTTTTTGGTAATTAAGATACACACCTTATTATTGCTATCTAAAGCTAGAGCCAGGCCTTTAGTCGTAGCATTATTTTCATCTAAGGTAATACCAAAAGAACGTGACGTCATATTTGGATAAAATGGCACTGTTGACGTATATGCGTAAAATGCCAAATCCAGATCGAAAATATTATCTTCTTTGTTATTGTAGTTATAACCAGAAATTTTAACCTTGGTCATGTACGCACCAACTGTAATTGGTGTCTTAATAACCAATGTACCCGAAGTAGTGATTGCTTGACGCCAAGTTAAAGGCTTAACGAAAATTTTCCCTGCACCTGAACTCAATGGCTGCACACTCATAGCATTGGTATATTCAGAAGTAATTTTCTGTGATGAGGCTGCAATTGCTCGCTCAACATTAGTATTTGTTATATCCGCATTCAAAATATAAGCGCCGTTTTTACTGTCTAATTTTGAAGACATCTCAGTAAGTTTGGCAGCCCAAGTTTCTTTGAAGTTGGTTAATGTTGAAATAGAGTCTGTAGCTGAAGAAACAAAGTCCTGTAAAGTCGGGTCAGCTGAAGCGTAATCAGTAACATCATATTGCTCGATTTGGGCTAAGGTCCAAACTAAAGGCGCAGTAGCTGTTGGTGTAGTTCCTCCCGCCACATAAACATGTCCTGAGTTAGAGAAAGAACCTACAGCACCACATTTAATCATTCGAATATATGTTTCGAACTTGCCTGTCCCCTCAGTACTGCCAATGAATCGATCAATTGCCCCAGTCCCCATATAGTTTCCAGCATTCATTAACTTATATCCAACTGGTAGCTTGATTAAATACTTGATAACAAAAACAGCATTTGCACGGCCATAAACGAGTTGAACAAATCCACCCCATGTTGGGCTGGCAGCACCAATGGTTTTAATTTCAATTTCATAGGTTGATGTAGTTGGGTTATCAGCACTTTTCGCGACACGAGTAACTGTCACGTTCCCATTGCCGGCATTGTTATAGACAGATACACCATTGTTACCTTTTTTGAAATTTACGTCTCCCTGCAACAATTTTCCATTAGTAATCATCATCGCCAGCATTGTTGTGTTTTCTAATGCGGAACCAAGATTATTTGTACTTGTTTGAAGCTGAGAAATTTCAGTATTTCTAAGTGTAGCTAGATCCTTTGATGTTTGGTCAGCTGTAGCTTTTGTTGTTTTTACTACAGAAGATAAACCACCAGGTACAGTTGCATCATATTGTTGAATTTGCTGAGCTATAACCCCTTTATTTACATCAGCCTTGATAAAAGTATCTTCAACAAATTGAGCATTTTGTTTAAGAGACGATCTAAATCCGCCCTTAAAATTTGGCGCTGAATTACCCCGGCTAATAAACATATTAGTTACAGTAAATGTTCCACCAGATGGAGCATTATCAAACCGTAAACCCAATGGAATAGCTTCAAAAGCAGAGGCTTTTAAATCAGATGGGAAAATACCAGTAAGTTCTATTTCACCACTTGCAGCTACAACAAACGAAGGCAACCCAACACTATAAGTTGCACCATGAAATTGAATACTACATGTAGCGCCCACTAATCCTGCAGTTGCTGTGTATTTGATTCTTGCAACAATCGGATCACCTTTATCAATTGGAATTTCCTTGTGTTTATATTGCAACTCCCAAACAGCAACAGTACGGTTTGTACCAGTTGCGATACTTAAATTTTTAGTTTCATCACCAAGTAAAATCCAGTTCTCTTCTGAATACCGTAAAGTATCAAGTTGTGCTTTGAAAACTTTGATTTCTTCAGCAAAAACTTCCTTTGCATCTGATCGAGTAATTTTTTCCTGAAGAATTTGAGCGTGGTTTTCCAATACTTTTTGTAAGTTTCCGCTGTTGTTTGCTAGACCAATCGGAATACCACTAACAACTTGCACAGCAAGCATGATTTGTTTAGCACCATTCGGCCCTGAATCAGGTGTTGCATGCAATTCAATACCGCGGCCTGAGCCAATCCCCTTTTGACCCACTAAAATATACGCATCACGTCCAGTAATTTGATCAAGTGTGAATGGATTTGCACCTAGCGAAATAAGTGCATTTTTTACGGTTGAAAGATTTACACCGATACTGTCGTAATTAGTGACAATTACAAATGTGTCATTTGGAATTGCTGCAATAGCATTACTCATTGCCGTAGCATTAGCTACAGCTGCATAAGTGTCGTATCGAGTTGATGAAGCTATAGACCCATCGGCTGCCAAAACATGAACTGAGAATCCACGAGCAGAAGCTACTGACTTAATCTCACCCTTTAAGTTTTTAATACCAGTGAAAAAGCCATTCCAGCCACATGAATAAACACGATAATTAAATACTTGCCCAAGATCTTGATTTAATTGTTTGTAGCTTGATTCCAAGTTATTAATTGATTGTGTAGTGTTTCGTTGATTATCACTAATCGTGGTATTAATTTCCTGAAATTTACCATCTACAGAAGTTTTATTATTTTCTACAGTGGATTTTAAAGTCGCGTAATTCTCAGCAAGTGAACTAATCTTTTCACCGTTTTTTTGTACATCGGCTTTAGTACCTTCAATTGCCAAAGCATTAGCTTCAAGTCCTTTAACAAGTTCACGTGGATTTTTTCTAAATCCAGTTGCTAACTCTCCCTTTTCAATTTGTACTTCACGAATTAAAAAGTCTGGTGCTATACCAGTTGGTGCATAAAGAATGATATTTATAGATCTAAGATTGGCAACATTCGTCTTAAATGTATAGGTACAGATAGTCTCTTTGTCTGTGTAGAGTTGCCACGATGATTGAAGCTGATTATTGCTAGAACCATCATATCTATGAATGATTAGCAATAAGCTTATTTGTGCTGCAGTTAGAGATTTTGCTTTAAATGATAATGTGTATGTTTGATCTATTTCTAGGCCATCAGCAAGTGTAATTTGCTCAACTACGCCTTTAAACATGGTAGTTGTATTTGAAGATGTAAATCTTCCATAAGTTGCTCCGTTTGCATCTTTGAATATCTCAAAAGTATTACCAGCTACAACTGCATTCTGACGCCAATTTGTACCATCTAAAGGTTTAGAGAAATCACCATTTTTAATAATATTGTCACCACCACTTGAAGAAATTGCAGCTTTGATAATTTTGCTCTCTTCAGCAATAGCTTGGTTAGTTTCTGTTTTGGTGTAGCGAGTACTATCTAGTGTTGCTGAACTATTAGTCCACAAATCGCCAAATTTTTGACGAAATTTAGCTTCAAGGGTTTCAGTTGCAGAAGTTATTGCTTGAGCAGTATCTGCTTTAGAAGAGTAATCCTTAATTAGAGTTGAAGTACTTACCTTATCATTTAACGCTTTATTATTACCTTCATAAACTTCTACCCAATGCACTGTAGTAGTGGCATTAGCATTTGCTGAAGAATTTGGAAAACAATAAAAATTAACAACAGTTGCGTCTGTTCTAGAAATTGTAGTTAAGGTAAATTCGTAGATATCTTTACTAGCTGAAAAAATAGGTGCATCTGCATTAAATACATTACCTCCGCCAATATATACACGCAAATTGGCTGCATTGTTCCCTCCATTATCAAAGGTAACTTTTGCTCTGACGGTAACAGTAATACCAGGTGCATTTAAACTTTTTGCTAAGGGATATGATACTTGTAAATAACCACCCGTTTTACTTTTTTCGACATTACCCCCGATAACGATGTTGTCAAAAGACTTACCACCGATACTTGTTTTCAATGCTTCGGTCGCAGTTGATATTGCGCTATCAACATCAGATTTAGTCATCCGGTCGGAAATTTGTTTAGCCTGTGCAGCCAAACCATTTACAGGATCATTAATTGTTGATTCTAAGTTTTGAGTTTTTTTAGCTAAAGCAGTACTTTCAGTAACATACGTTTGTTTAAATTCATTTAAATTTGCTGATACTTGATCGAATGCTGCATTGAAGTCGTAAGGACTTGCAATCCAATTATCTGTAGTTATGAAATCCCCTTTAACTAACACAGCCCAATACACAGTACCAACACTTTGCTTGTCTGCAGTTGGTCTGCTAAGCATATAAAAGTTAACTTCTTTGGCGGTACCAGCTGAAGTCTTCGTAAAAGTAATTTTGCTTATTACCTTACCTGAAGTGTTAATAACCTGCTGTAAAAACTGACTTCCTCCACCAGCATATACAGCTAAATTTGAGTTTGTGTCACCAGCACCACGTGTATGCTCTGCACACCAAAGAAGAGTGTACTTTGCTCCTACTTCCCAGTCTTCACCAAGCTTATAGCGTAAATGAGGATATGAAACGCCATCGTAGTTTCCTACCACATTAGAGTTAATCAACAAGTTCGTACCTGCTGGGGCCGACTTGTTAAGATTTGCAGATAAAGTATTCGCCTGTTCTGTAACAACTTTAATCAGTCCAGCTTGTTCAGATACTTGAGAATTTGTGGTTTGTAATGCTTCAGTTGAGGCTTTTTTACTTACTTCGGTATTGGTTATTGTTAGATCATTTCTAAGTTTTGAAATATCTAAACTTTGAGACGATAAAGTATCGCCATGCTTCTTCACTTCAGCTTGAGTAACTTTAATCGCTTCCGCATTAGCATTTAATGAACTTTGAGTATCCCGTGGGCTTGGGCTCCACGCTGTAGCTTTGTTACCAGCTTCGATCTGTAATTTTTGAATTGTAGGAATTCGACCTGTGCCATATGTACCATAAAACTCAATAGTCGATTCAGTTGTGCTACCAGTGTGTAATTTAGGAAACACAGTAACTTCAAATTTTTGAAATTCACTTGCTTTGGTGACTGTTACGGATGTTGTGAAGAAATGAGCGGATCCATTAGATGAATATACTTGTACAGTTCCAGCAACCGGTACACTCACTTCAAAAGAAATCGTAACCGGCTTATCTAAATTTTCGTCATAAAAAGCTTTCAACTCTTTGCTACGTTCATACATTAAGTATTCACGGCTTGTTGCTGCTGTGGATGTTCGAGGCGCTTCTGAATTAGCTACGGCGTTTACACCACCAATCTTAATGTTATTCACAGCAGCTGTAATATCAGTCGCCACACGCCCCATGGCGCTATCAAGATCACTCTTTGTAGCTGTTTTCAATAATGCTTGAGAGTTGCTCTGAATGCCTGTTTCAGCATTCTGCATTCTTGATTCAAGCTTACTGGTTCTTTCAGCTTCAGCTTCTGTTCTGTTAGTTGCTGTTTTGAATAAATCATTTGCAGTTGCTGTTGCATCATTTGCAGAAGCTAAAGAGTTGTTATCTTCAACAATAATGTAATTAAGCTGACAAATTCCTGTCTGGAAATTGTAGTTTGCAATAAACATTGGGGCATAATATTCAGCTTGTGCTGGGAAAGTACGTGGATTATCAATTGTCCCTAAACCAGTTGCCGCCCCAATAGACTTACCTTTCATGTATAGAACTACTTCTTGCCACTCACCTAAATTAGGCTTAACGGCCGACAATAAGTAGTTAGAAGATCCCATATCACCTGCAAGGGAGTTTGTAGTCGTTACGTATTTACTTTGGTCTGCATTTTTACATGCAACCCCAAGGTAAATAGTTCCAGATTCCCCAGCTACACGGCGGAAGCGAGCACGTACCCGATAAAGCGTATCTGGATTAATCTTTACAAACTCATTCCAGTGAACCCATGCCTCATCATTACCGGCATTATTCCCAAGCTCAAGAATATAGCCACCAAATGCATCAGCATCTTGAATTACTTTCGCTTCACCAGTGGTTCGCCAACGTGTCCAGTCATCAATTCCTTTTGACGTTACAACAGCACGTACACCCGACGTTACTTGCGTTTGTGACTTTAAGCTTAAAAGATTTTGAGAAAGTGCTTCGGTAGCTTTTACCGCCGTTGTACCTGTTTGCTGCGCCTCTGCTGCATTATCGAAAGCTAGTTTAGCAATGTCATCAGTAGTTTTAAGTGATGATGAAAGGCCATTTATTCTTGTATTTGTATTACTTTCTAGGGTTGAAACACTTTTTTGAACATCAGTAATTTGCCCTTGTACCTTTAAGTTTTCTTTAGAGATACTTGTATCAAGTTCACTAAATTTTGAAGTAGTAGACTGCTCAAATTCGGCAAGTGACTCAGTAACTTCTAGAATATTTGCATTAGATTTCCGATCAGCCTCTTCTAGAGCTGCTTTCGTTTGGTCGATGCGTAAAGATAAGGCTTTATCACCATCAGAAACTGATTGAGCAATTGTTGCTAAATCTGACGTTGTTTTAGTTTTATTCGAATTATAGTCGGTTTTTAGTTCTTCAAGTTTTTTTGCTTCTGAAACAAGCTTTTCATCAACAAGTTTTACAGATGATTCAACCTTTTCGATATATGAAGCATTTCCAGTAATTTGATCACGCCATGCTTTTGGAATGGTGTCATTAAGTGCTGTAATGTCCCAGACTTCATAATCGGCTAGGATTACATCCACTGGGTTTGCTGTGCTTGGTAAAGGTGGATTAGTGCCAGCAATAACACGGAAATGCCCATGGATAGCTGCAGGCGCATCATAGCCACACTGAACAACAGAGTAATAAACCTCAAACTTACCTGTTCCTTCCTTATTCCCAAGTACACGTAAATAACCACCCGTACCTGTAGCATTGCCAACTGGTAATAAATAAGTGCCCTTAGGCATTTTAATAATTTGTTTTATTAAAAACGTTTTATTAGGAGCAGCAACAAGAGTTGGAACAGTCGGATACCAGCCACCACCTAGAGAAGCAGTGGATCTTAATAGCATCTCATGGGTACTATTTACTGGGTTATCAGTAGATTTAGCTTGTCTAGTAAACGTTGAACCTGAAGGTACAACATATGCGCTTAAGCCCCCATTCCCAGATAGAAATGTAGGATCGTCACGCAAAGGCTTCCCAAGTGATTGCATTCGCGCTAACTCAGTAGCATTTAACAAGCTTGCATTAGTGGTATCTAAACTTGCTTGAATTTGATCAGTCTTTTCAGCAACAGATTTACCAAGATCAACTACTGTACGTTCAACATTATTAATTGCCGCTTTGTTATCACCAATTTGAGACTGGGCAGTACTAATTTGTTCAGTAAAAGCTCTATCTTGAGCAGCAAGGGTTTTTATTTCTTCTGAAATTAGGGCATTTGATTTACCCAATTCAGTTTGCATTTCAGCAAACTTAAGCTCAAAACTTTTTGTTAATGCCTCTTTATCATTTGCACGTGCTTCAGCTTCAGCTAGAAAACCCGAATCGACTTTCTTATCAAGGTCAACATACTGGGCTGCAACTTGATCAACTTTTTTAACTGCAGCTTCAGTTTGGTTAACAATAGGTTCAATTTTTTGATTGATGAGTGTATTAGTTTCTTCACCTAATGCTAATTTAGCATCATCAATCATTTGACCAGCTTTTACTAAGTTTTGATCAATGTCTTGTTTTAAGGCGGCCTTAGTTTGATCAATAAAAATAAGAGTATCAGCAGCTTGTTTTTTACGGTCTAGAACTTCTTGATCAGCTACTTTTTTTGCGTTTTCTGCGACTAATCGAATTTCATCTGCATCACTTCTTACATCAGCAATGATTGAATCTGTTTCTCTTTTAATAAATCCGATTTTGTCATCGAGTTCTTTTTCAGCACGAATTGCACGTTGCTGAGCATCTGCAACCAGCGCTTCATTCGCTTGAATAGACTGATCAATACGTTGATTTGCTTCATCTAAACGAATATTGGCATCACTTACATGCTGCTCAACAATCTGTTTAGTATCAATAATTTCTTGATCAATATAAGCTCTTACTTCATCAACCTTACTTTGTGCAATTTGACCAACTTCTTTTACTTGATCATGTATTTTTTGCACTTCTTCATCGATGTGATTAATACCTTCTTCAAGCAATTTATAGGCATCAGAATCTTTAATATTTTCAATTAACTTTTCTACTTCTTTTACTTTTTCTTCAATCGCTTGATTAGCTTGCTCGTTATTTTCAATCTTTTCCCCTTGTTCTTTTAATTCGTCCTTAAGCCCTTCTAACTTATCAAGAGCGTCTTTAAATGCACCCTCAATAGCTTTAGGGTCAATAGGCACACCCGCAACCGTAAGCGTTGTGCCAACGGCCATACTACCCGCTACAGAACTATTGCCAGCTACTGAAGTATTACCCACTACAGTGCTATTTCCCGTTAATGTGCTATTACCAGTTTGTTGAGTATTAGCTTGTACATTCATTAACGGCGTTTTGATCGAAACGATTGTGCCAGAATCTACTTTTAAATTTTCTTTAGAGATAAATTCAATATTATCTTGTCGAATACGGCGCACACCTACAATCGCGCCGTCTCCGTGACTAACATAACTATGGATTACTGGACGTTCTTCATTACCATTTTCAAAGAAGACATAGACGTCTTCCCCATCCACAATTTGAATTTCTGTATCTAAATCACTATCGCCGACTGGATACGCAAAAGTTGCTGTAATTCCTTCACTCGCGCCATCAGTTAAACCATGAATGTGTACTTGTGCAGTACGACCTTTTGCGTTGTAACTTAAAATCTTTGCACGTTTTAAACCATTCATATATTTGACCTACAAATTAGCAATCCAGAACTTTGATGAAGTCCCCATTGATCCCCCGATTGCGCCTGTATCTATATGATGTGCAGCAGTTAAAACGACATACTTCTTACTATCTATTTCGAATATATCGCCTGCATTCCAGTTCAAATTTAGTGGTCTAATAATGGTCCCGCGCATGATCAAAACTTTTTCCAAGTTTTTGACTTGTCGGGCATCTAAACCAGCTCTTTGCGTCACAGTGTGGCCTGGGGTTATTGAGTCATCACCAACAACCGTTGAACCGTTATTCTCAACTGTGACAAAAGATGATTTTTGCATCAGTTCCAAAGGTTTACTGGATATCCAAACGACACTGCTAGGATCTAGTTTTGTGATAGGTTCCTTTTTAAAGAAAGAATCAATTTTTTGAGCAGACACTTTATTATTTTGAAAGCAAATTACTGCCGCTTCTTGCTGAAGATAATGAGCCAAGCGCTGTGTAGGCATACTACCCTTTAAACAAACAAATTTAGGCAGAGGTAAATCACTGCCCAGACTGATCGTTGCACCACAAGCTCGAATTACTGAATTAAAAGAAGTTTCATTACTAATAATTGCTTGCTTTGAATATTCAATAAGTCTTTTACAACCAGCCAAAATACCAATACATGAGATGCCACCTACTCGCCGATCTTGTTTAATAGTCTGAGTTTTTAGAGGGGTTACTTTGATAAGTTCGAAAGGATGAGATATGTCATTTACAGTAAGTAGCTCCCCTTCTTTTAAAAGGGAGTCTAATTCAGTAGTAGATTGAACTGTGAACTCAATGGATGCAGGAATAGGTACGAGATCAGTTCTTAAAGTTGCACTAATCAGCTCAGATGCTGGAATAATTTTACCCGCAGATACAATGGTGATTTGCATTAACGGTTCCCCAAGTTAAAATTAAAACTCATTGGGGCCATACAAAACGCAAGTTTAGGCAAAGCGTCTTTCTTTTCATTATAGTTCTGTTGAGCTTCTGATACAGATAGCCCATAACTTTCGACTCCGAGCCCACGAGTAGCTTCAACCAATCTAGCTTGCAAAAGATCACAGTGAGCTTTTACTAATGGTTGGATGATTACGTACTCATCACCGCTAAGTACGATAGTTTCATTCAGTTCAATACTCGTGGTAGCTTTAGTTTGACAATCTAAAACAGCCCATCCGGCATAATATTTTGCCTCATCTAAAAATGCTTTCACGATATCATCAAGCAAAATTGAATAGCCCGATAATTGATATTCTTTATAGAGTTCTTCTGAAAGTTGCTGGATAGAACCAGCAACTACAGCATACCCTTCAGATTCAGGTAATAACTTCATAGCCATTACCCAAATAGATTGCCCAGTTGACGACCAACGCCTTGCACGGCATTTGCAAGATTAGTTGCTTGTTGAGCAGTATTGATCACTTGCTGAACTCGATTAACAAGCTCAGCTGTACCAGCAATTTCTTTTTTACCCGGCTGAATACTGCCGTTGGTACCAATGTTTGCGAAGCTACCAAAGTAGTTATAGTCGATTGGGCAAGAGACAGTCATAACTTGAGATCGGCTATCTGTATCATACTCAGCTGACTCAAAGCGAATAGCACAGTTTTCAAGTGCATATGAGCGTGTAAAACTTCCTAATCGGCCATCGTAATAATCACCATGGATGATTCCACCACTAGCTACGACATATTCAGCTAATAGTTGATCATGCCCTGCTTCAGTTACTAGGATTTGAAGGTTGCCTGTGTAATGGGTTTTCGGGGGACCAGCAACAATTCCAGTAAATCCACCCGCATATTGAACTTCTGCTGGATCTTCATTACTCACAATTGGCCGTGGGCAACTTTTAAATAAGAAGCGAAGGTCTTCCATGCCACGAGGAACAAACATCCCCTGACACGCTAATAATGGTGAACCAAGTTGCTGTAGAGCAATGGAATCTTGTTTAAGCTGATTTAGTAAAATCGGATTAGATTGTTGCATATTTCTGATGCTCAATAGCTTTAATATGCCCCAAGATTAAAAGGTAATATCCACTTAAAATTTGATTGGTTCCATAAAAAAAGCCACCCTAAAAGGTAGCTTTTTAAATCTGCTTTTTATCCAATATTTGGTGGTACTCGCAGAACCTGTACTGAAGGTACACCCCGATCTAGCGCATCTTGGACACAACGATAATCAGGATTGTTTGGTTCATAACCTAGTTCACCACGGATATTACCCTTATGTATTGTCATCGGTGCATCAAAACGCCCTCGCAAAAAACGACCAATAATAATTGTGTCAGTTAATGATTGATTGGTCTTTGTTTCTGTTTTATCAGTTTTTTTCTGATATTGAATACCAGGCGCTTCACCTATGATTTGAGTTGTATTCATGAGTATTTCCTTAATTAAATGGATTATAGGTAAAGCCAAAAAATGACCTTACCTATGAGTAATTAGTAAATACCTAAGCGTTTACCTTTTTTGAATGAACGTAAACGCTTTTTGATTGCATTCGCAGTAAAAGCATGAAGTCTAGCTTTTTTCATTCCAGCTTTTTGTGCTGAAGTTAAACGGACCTTTTGACCAGGTAATCGTTTATTCACAACGGTTTTGACACCTTGACGAATAGCCAGCACACCACGGTAGTGAATTTTTCGCCCATTTACTTTCCGTTGGCTAAATGCTCCATTTCGAGCTTTAATTTTTTTAGCCATTGAATCGAAACCTTCTTCAGTTTCATCCGCTTCACCGAAAATAAACTCTCGAACCAGTTCTTCAAGTTCTGGGCCATCGTCTGGCATATTAGCAAGAACTGTATTGGCTGCTGCTTCTAACGCCGCATCAGCAACTTCTGTATCATCACTAAAGATCTCTTCAATATCAGAAGCGTCAACGCCAAATGTTAAGAAAGCATCGGAAAGAGAAGCCATTAAAGCGTTTTCATAGATTCCTTCTTCATCATCTGCACCATCTAATGCATCGACAATTAATGCGTCTAAATGATCAACGCCCAGTTCACCTTCTTCAAGCTTACCTTCACTGATTGTATCTACCGTATCGGATAGAATGTTCAGAGCAATTTGTCGTACTTGTTCAATCACAGATTGCTGTTCTCGATCAGTACTTGAAACCTTACTTACAACGGTAGAAATATTCTCCGCTGCTGAATCAAAAGCACGTAAAGTTAATGGTTTTTCAGTAGTGGGGCCAAATGGATTCATCTTGATAGATCCTTAATAAAATTATTTAACTAAAACGTCGTCATCAAAAATTGCGGCACGAGTTGTACCAACAACTCCATGGGCTAAATAGAGTCGTACACGCTCATATGGATAGTCTTTGTCAGGTATTAAACTGAACTCAAAAGGTTTACCCCCTAGATCTTCAGCTGGTTGCAACCAACCGGTTGTTTCACTAGAAGCACCTTCTAAAAACTCTTGGATGTCATCACCAGCTTTTTTGATATAGTCCGGTGTAGCTTGGAACATATAAGTCCGTAGGATCTCGATACATTTATTCGTAACTCGAGCCGAAATCTCCGCGGCCGGAACTAAACGCAAAGCACTATTTTTGCTTTGGTATTGGGTAAGCACATCACTTAATACAAATAATGTAGTTTCAAACTTAACTGGGCGAACTACATTTACTTTAGCCTTAGCCAACATTTCTTGAGTCTGTTCATCTTCAAGATCAATATTTGGCATCTGGCTTAAGTTTTTTGCTGTAAAGGGATAATCTTTCCAAGCTACTGCATTTTTTAACGGCGCAAAGCCTTGTTTATTTAACTTTGCATTACGTAATAATTTATCGCCGATGTAATGGCCCAAATAATAAGCTGGTACCTTTCGACCTCTTAGCGTGACAGCATCAGATGGGCGGCAAAGGTTCGGGCTCCAAATGAATTGAACAAACTGAGATTGAGCATCTACGCTTGTCGCAAATTGAGCTGCTTGCTCAGCTGTAAAAGTTGGGTTGATTTCAGCATCCAAAGGAATACGTAATTTTGTAGCTGCACGTTGAGCCGCAACATAAATTGGTAAATCATGAGGATTTGGTAAAGTCAGATATGCTGGTGTGCTTAATTGGCTTGTCAGAATTTTATATAGTTCATCTGGATTAAATGACGGTAACGATTCGTCTTCCAATGCCAACGTTTTTGATGCACGACCTAAGCTATTTGATTCGTTATAAGCATTAGATTTGAGAATTGCTTGTAACGCATCAATACCTAACGATAAATCAAATCGCTCGAAATATTCTTTCGCATCAGCTACAGCAACAATCGAAGCGGAATTTTCAATGTCTCCATCTACTAATCCCTGAACAGTAACAATTTGGTCACCAGTTACCGCATCACGTATTTCTAAACGCATAGAAATATCTGCAGGTCCACGTGGGCTTGAAACTTTCGCAAAAAATGCCACATTGATTTCTGCACTAGCAAGATAACTGTATGTATCAAATTCTAATTTGAGTGATGGACTGTCCCCTGCTACAAGGGATAGCTCACCTGTACTTGATAGAGCAAGTATATTCATTACATTACACGCCCAAGGCTATTTGTTTTAAGTATTTTGAGCCGTGGGCGTTTTTGATTTTCTGGCTAGTTCCAATGTAAAAAAACCACTCGAAAGTGGTTTTTCATTTCCTAAATTTTATAATCCGCTAGCAGGTTCTGTTGGCTCTTCTGCCTCAGTAGGTACAATTTGAAGTACATTACCTTTCAAGCCATTAATTTGATCTAGATTATCTAGCAATTGTTTATGAGCTTCGTCACCGATCAATGTGAATGTAACCTTTTGACCTGCTTGTACCAAAACCTGTGTAAATGGTTCAGTAATGTCACTTAAACCGTTATTTTGAAGTGTAATACTTCGTTCAGTTGGTTGATCACCTACAGCGTCCATAATTGGGTTCGTGCCATCAATAATGAAAATAGTCATCTTGTTACTCAACAGTTAGATTCTTACCAAGCCCCTTCAACTGACGTAAGTTTTCCAGTACTTGATGTTTAAATGTTTGGTTATGACACGTAATACTTGCTGTTTTACCTGCCTCAATAGCAACACGTGATAACGGTTCTAAAACAGTTGAAAATCCGTTATTAGTCACATTAATAACTAGAGGATCTACATTACTAATGGTAGAACCAGAAAGATTTTCCACAATTTGATGTTCGGCCATGGGAATATCAGTTTGTTGTGTCTTATTTGATGATTCAGTTGAATTTCCATCATCTTTAGTACTGGAATCTTCATTATCTGAATCACCATTTTTCAAATCTGTAAGTTGCTCAACTTCTTTTTGAGTTGCGCCGTTTTCAGGACCTTGGCTATTTAACAAATCACCTTGATCTGAAGATTTGTCATCACCAGTTTGGGTATTTTGTGCTTCAGTAGTTTTATTAGTTTTACTACGGGTTGCTTTTTGCTTGATAGTAGTTTGATCGTCAGTTGAAGCTAAAGTTTCGTCAGTGTTTTGTGTTGCTGCAGCCATGAGATTATCCTTTAAATAAATAAAAGAAAAAGGCGCATCGAAATACGCCTTATTTTGTATTACTTACGATTTTTTAAGAGATGGCATATTGATACAGTGAATGACATAGCTTTGGTCAGCGTATCGGTCCAATGGGTTCATTTCAGCAGCTTGAGAGCCAATTAAAGTTAGTACTGATTCACGTGCATCTGGGCGTGTTTCAATAACTGAGAGTGGAGTTTGAATAAACCCAACAAACGGCGCTCGAATTGGCTCATTACCACGGCCTACTAAAAGCATATCAAATGCTGTATCAGTTTCAGCTACAAGCTCTTGAGCTGTTGGCGCATGATAAACGTTGGTACCATCTGCAAGTGTACCAATACGAACAATTTGACCATATCCAGCAGAGTACCCAGTTTTTGTCGGCATCTTATCGCTAGAAAGTTGGTTAAAGAAAACTGCACCACTATCCCCAACATACAAATCGTATGCAACAGTAGAACCACCAGTACGCTGATTAATATCCATTTTTGCAGCCGAAATGAACTTCATTACTTCGCCAAACAGATCACCAGTGGTATTAAACGCAGCTGCCAATTTACCAGTTACACCACGAGAAGCATCAAAAGTAATTTCGTGGCCTGAGTATTCAGCTAAATCTTTTGCTTCACCTAAAAGACGGACCGTTTGCTCCAAGAAAACTTTACCTTGAATAATTGCTAAAGCTTGACCTAAGAAGCCGAGTTTGAGTTCATTATTCAACTGAGTCTGCAATAAGGTGGCCGCTGTAACCTGTGCCATAATTGGTGAAGCCACCAAATTTTCATATTCAGGTTCAAAATCAACACCAACAGGCGTCATTAAGAAGTTACCATTACCATCACGCGCATCAAAATCAGCGACAAGATGAACTTCAACTTTAGCACCAGCAGGTAAAGCTTCATTTAAAGTCACGCTAATTTTGCTAGCATTAAGGTCAATTTCACTACCAACAACACGATACTCTACGCCGTTTACAAATACGTTTTTTTCAGCGATAGCGGAAATCTTGCCAGAAAATTTTGATTTACTACGGTTTCGAGTATGCGCGACTTCTTTACCGTTGATTTTGATTGATACATTACCAGCAATGAATGGAAGCAACTTAGCATTTACATCAGGGGTTTTAGCCTTGAAATCTTCATAACCGGTTCGTGCTACTACTGAGTAAGTTGTACCTGCACCACCATTTGACAATGCAAAACGTAAACGGCCCTCTACATATGGCTTTGAGGCATTTGCACCGTCTAAGTATTCTGATTTCTTCATTGCACCAAAATCACGATTGGTGACAAAACGAATAGATACTAACGGAACTTCATTTGATCCATTAGAATTTGGAATCATTGCGACAATTGGCGTTGCATAAGCGATAACGTTTGCAATGGTTGCTACAGTAATCGCTGGGACGATACTTACAGATTCATGATGCTGATGATTTACATCATCAAATCCAGATTCATTAATACTGTCATAATAGCTAATGGTATCAGTAGGCAAAGAACTAGCTTGTTTAGCACCACTTAAACCAGCAGTTAACGCAGCTGCAATGATTGAAGGATGCGGTAATTCACCCCCATGGCGTGCTTGATATTGTGATACCCCAAACATCACAGCTTTATCAACTTCTGGCGCATATTCCATGCCAATTGAATCAAAAATTGCTTTTAATACTTCAGGGTACTCATCTGCAGCTGTTTGTGCACTATCAAACCCATTTTCAAGCTCATCAGGACTTTTGAAATAGTAATTTCGGCACTGAGCTGTAGCAATTTGTTGAGCCTCATACTTTTTACGAATTTCGTCTGATAACACAGTCATTTTAAACCAGCCTTTGGCTTTCTATGTAAGATGAAGAAAGTCTGACATGGGCCATTTTTACTAATTCTGGTCGGTTCCAAATATAAAAAAGTCTCCAATAATGAGGACAAAGAAAATGTAGCTAAAGGACCATCGCAGCCCTTTATTTATATAGCTAAATGTCTGCGCGCTCATTCTCACGCTGTCCTTTGTTATCTGTTGTAGAACTAAGGTTTTGCTGACGTTCAGGCGCGCCAAACTTGTAGCAATCAGACCAATGTGATTCATGAATAGAGCGCTCAAGTCGTAATTGACCTAAGCGATGACAAAACTTTTGAGCGCCTTTATCCATTTGCCACCGCCTAACTTTTTTTTAGTTGCAGCGGTATCAGGGGCAAGTGCTGAACCTAACGCGCTGGTCTGGTTTAGAGTGCGACGCTGTGCTTTTTTAGCATTGGTTTCAGTAACAGCGTTTTGAGCTGCTGCTGCCGCATCTGCTTCTGGATCTTGTCGAACGGGTTTGCTACCGCACATAGTTATTTCTTCCGTGTCCAGCCTTTAGGGCTTAAGTAAGGTGTGCCAGCTTGTACCGTTTCTGTTGGCACATTAGCTGCGTCAGGTGTTTTAGCCCCTTCACGGCGCAATTGGCCTTTCAGCGCTTGATTGTTTGCTTCGGCTGCTGCTAACTGCTGACGTAATTGTTCAACCAGTGCCGTTTGATCAACCGTTGATTCTGTCTCAGACCCAGCATCACCAGTCTGTGCCTGATCTTCTGTCGATTGATTAGCGTCTGGTTGTGTAGCATCCGCTTGCTGTTCAGTTGCTTTAGTTTCATCAACTGTTGTTGGCTCTGGTGCTGCACCAGGTGTTTTAATTTGTCGATTACCAGCCATAAAAAAGCCCCATTCGTTGTGAATAGGGCTAGTTTTGGCTTAGCGGTCTTTAGGTTTGCTGTGTGATTATCTTGTTGTTATGGTGTCTATATCTTTATATTCCAGAACTTTAAAAACATCTCTTTTAGGATTAATCTCTTTCAGCAATACCTTATCTCCACTCATATCAATTAAATGCCATTTTCTTGAGTCATTCTTTATGACTACCACACTATTTACTTTGTTATTTTTGACTAATTTTCCAGCATCATACCCACTAACATACGGCAAACAAAATATTAATAAGATAATTACAATTTTAAATACATTATCAAATATTACTTCTTCTCGTTTGATTCTAATTAATGGACCAACGAACAAAGGGTCATTATATTTTCTTTTTTTATAACCTAACGAAACTAAAAACATGGATGTTAAAAAATAAAATATAAACAAAACCACATCAAAATAATTAGAGATCTCTAAGTTAATACTTAATAAGTTCTGAATAAATCCATTAAAGCTTGTATACAAAGCTATAAAGCATAAAAAAATAACAGATACAGATCTTTCAGAAAATTTTAATCCAAAGATGCATCCGACAAAGATCCCACCTAAAAAAATTAAAATAACTTTAAAAGATGAGATAAAAAGAATTTGAGGCGTTAAATTTTGTATATACCAGCCAACCCCCAAAGCATTATAAAACCCAATTTTAAAAGTTAAAGAGACACCAACACTTAAAAAAAACAATATTGTTAGTATCTCAATAAAAGAGGCTCTTTTTAAATATTCGATAATAAAATTCATTTTTTAGCGAAACAATTAATAAATTCCCCAATAATTTAAATTAAATTCTACGTTTCTTCACCTTTTATTGCATCCCCCTTGAGCGCTTGCTCTAACCCCAATATCTTTTCGATATCATCTGCCTGACTTAACAAGATGTTTTGCTCACGCTCTGTGTATACTTAAGACTTAGCTGCACTTCTATCCGCTTACCCCACTAGAAACATAAATTTCCACACTATTTCCTGCTTTCACTTTATAACGGAGCTTATCCCAGCAATGTTGTCGAAAAGGTTCAGTATCTGGTGAAGCAGCTGTTAAAGTAAGAATAGGTACCCAGTGTGAATCATTTTGCGGATCTGCATTTGGAACATTACTTCCGAAAAATTCTACTTCGGCCCCGTTCCCGATTACCTGGTAATTAAAAATTGCTGAAGTACATTGTTCAGCTATTTCAATGTCGCCTGTCTTTTTACCTTTTTCATTAAAAACTAAATAACTCATTAACTCTCTCCATCACCATTAGGTGAAATAAACAAATCATCTCTACGGTTTAAAACATACTTACTGCCAAAATCTGCCATGAGGCTAAAACCAGTAATATTCACAATCTCAAACCACAACATAAGATTTTCATAAATCATTAAACCCAAAAGATCCCCTTCTTTAAGAATCATGTCGGGAATGTTGATTATTCTTTCCAATACATCGTCCAATTCTTCATTGAATGGCTCAACTTGAGCAGTTAATACCAAATCTGAGGGGTTATTCATTGAGAAGTTTTTTTGAATATAACCACCATTAAATTTATCGAAATGAACATAAGCAGCGCCCTTATATTCATACTTGTAGTTGGGTTCGTCTTGAATCGATAATGTGTTCGCTTCAAACGAAAGAGGATCTAAAGGTTTTGAATCTTCAGCCGGATTATTGAAAATTACTTCTTTTCGCCAAATTTGCGCGGGAATACTTGCTAGAGCATTCATCACAACACGTCTAGCTGCTAAACGGCGTCCATTTGCAACTTGATTTACTGATCTATTTAGCATTTCGACTTAAACCCTTCATAAAGACATTTAACATGTCATTGTCGATTGCGCCTGATTTATGTAAGGCTTGAATTCTTTCAATTTGACTCGCTCTAACAGTTTCCACTTCAAAACGTTTGAGGGTTTTTAATTCGCGCTCTAAGAGCTTTTTGGCAACTTTATCAGCTCTACGCATCATTTCTTTTTCTGCTTTTTGGATATTGGCTTTGATTGGCTTAACAGAACCATTCATCAAATCCATTACTTGCTCGTTAATTGAATTCTGTATTTGCTTATCTGTTTGCTTATACCGTGCACCAACTTGTTTCTTACGGTCTTTCTCTACTTCCTTTTTAAGGTAGGCAATCCCTGCTGGTGAACTAATCCACTTAACAACCCGCAATACATGCTTACAAGCCACACCGGATAAATGCGGGTTACGTATTTTCGGAAAGCCGCCCTCATCACGTCCCAAATTGTAGCCGCCAATAGTTGCCATATAGCGGTACCAGAACGTATGACGTTCGCAGTCACACTGAAATTTGATTTTGCCTTTAGATAAGCGGTTTTTAACAGTGGTTAATGCCTGCTTGTCGATATCAAATACGACAGATTTAAAGTTTGAAAACTCAATCTCAACGTGATGATTTAAGACTTTACTATTTGGACCGGCATTCGTAAGTAAGTGAACTAATCCAGCTTTTCTGCTGACTGGTACCGCCAAATATATTTGCTCATTTGCACGGTCAATATCATCTTGTCGGCTTAAATTAATGATGTTTTGAGGGGTAATGCCCTTACTATACTGATCTTTTAATAACTGAATGTTTTCTTGAAATGCCAAAATATCATCACGGGTAATACGCCGTGGAACTTCCCCATTTCGCTGACCTAAGGTTGTAAAAAGCACTCTCTCTACATCATATTTTTCGCCTAGTGCAATATCTTGTGGTCGCAAGAACATAGGCTTAGGGATCTTTCGTCCCCAATCATCATATTCAATTTCTTTTTCTGCAAATGCCCGCTGTTCTCGATCTGCTCGTTGGCGACTTTGTTGATCTCTACGAACTCCACCATTTTGCAAAGATTGGTTTAATTGCATCTGAGCACGGCGTAAGTCATCTGGCTTGAATGCTGACATATTAATTATCCTGCAAGTATTCTTTTTGAAGTCTTAAAAGATCAACTAGGCGTGGGAATGCTACTTTTTGTAGAGGTAACTTTTCCCAAACGCCATTGGCACCACAAGCCACAAGTACAGCGTCAATTTGATTTCTTGAACCATATAATTTCAAACTCAACAATGATGGATCTTGCGATTCATCCTCTTTAATCTCCCATACAATCAAGTTCTGAATATTATTCTGTTGAAGATTTCGGTGAATTAAATCTCTGATAGCATTTCGATAGTCATTTCTCATACTGTTTCACCTATTTAAGCTTTAACAGTACTTACACGAGCAAAGCCACCAATACCGGCTTTACCGCTGTTGCCATTACTTTCAGTAGTGTGACCAGCTTCGCCAACAACTAAAGTCATATACTGAGTTTTTTCGGTTGAATTCACATATCGGCAAATGAGTAAACCACCACTTGCACCACCACCACCAAGTGCCCAGCCATCATCTCCTACACCATTAGCACCATCACCACCAGCACCCCAGTTTGATACTGGACTTACTGATGCGCCGCCTTTGTGGTTTGTTTGGTTTGCAGCTGTACCAGCGTTACCAAGCTTGCGTGAAATTTCGGTTATGTTTGATGTCACAGTGATTACACCTGCTAAACCACCAGCACCATTTGAGAAAGCACTACCATTCGACCACTGACCACTGGTACCGCCCTTACCGCCACCAACAACCGCCAAATCAAGTTCATTTAAACGTAAGCGTGTATCTGTACCACTGGTCCCATGTGCCAATGCTCCTAACTCCCAGACACTGCCACCACCAGCACCACCAGCACCAACCAAAATGAATTCTTTTTGTTCTTTCGGTTGAATTGGAATGATATAAACACCTGGTACTGTGTAATCGCCGTTTCCATCATTTAGTGTTTCTGCAGCTACCTGAACAACAGACCAATTCACAGTACCTGAATACCCTATCCGGTTTTGACCTGAGCGGTCCCAAACTTCATATGAAAAACCCTTTTCAGCACGGGTAAGCTTCCATGCTTCATGTGAGCTTTCTGGTGTTAAATAGATTGCATACTTTGAATCACGTAAATCAGTAACTTTGCCACCTAATTCAATTGTTGCTGAGCTACCAATATTTACACCTGCGCCAATCAATTTTGGATATTGAGCATCTAAGGTTTTCTTGAAATCGATTAACTGCTGTAACAGGTTTTTGGAACTAAGATCTAGATCATCAATCTGATGTTGTAAATCATCGTCTTTTGCTTTTACATCTTTTTCAAATGCATATTGGGGGTGCGGATTCTCATGCTGATTATGTTCAGTCATGAGCTTACGAATTAACGCACCGTATTGTGGGTGTGGGTCTTCATCTGCACTATGCTGATTCATCAACATCACAGCAATTGGTGTGTTTGGATCAATCTTGATAGTTACGTTTTTTAAATTAACGTCAGTTAGAACAAATCCAAATGTAACAATAGCTACTACGTTTGCATGTAAAGACATGATGGATTGAGCTTCTGTAGTTGAGGCCACCGCAAGTAAAGTACCATCTGATAGGTAAATACCCATCTCAAACACTTCTATTGTTAAAGTTGGCTCAATACTCATCACAAAACGCAAAGTACCCGTTTCTGTATCTACACCACCACCATTAAGAGAAAATCTGGCTAATTCATTTTTAAGAGAAGTTAGGTTTTTCGCTTCAACTGATGCATCAAATTTGCCGGTACCAACAGCAAGATGAGTTAGCTCTCCACCAAAGCTAGCAACATCGCCTACTTTATTTAAAGCATTCCGTCCTGCGTCAGTTAAAAAGAAATTAATAGCCATAACCCACCCATATGATTTATTGATCTATGGTAGTTACGGCAAAAAGGATCGGTGGGGGGCAGTTCCACATAACTAATCATTTTCTTTTTCGGCAGCTTCTCTTAAAGCACTGAATCTTGACTTACGTTCAGCTTGTTCACGGCCTTCTGGTGTATCGTCAGTGACATTTACAGTTTCGTAAGCTTCAGTGTAGTGAACGTTTTCCAAGAATAAGAAAGCAAAAGCATCACCGATATCCGGTGATTTAATTCCCATCCGTTTCATTTCGTCTTTGCTTAAGATTTTATAACGAGCAAAGTCATCAAAACGGTATGGAACGTGGATTAATTGGTCTTTAATTTTCACATTGTGTTTCTTCGTTTTTATTTTAAAACGACCACTTGCGATTGCTCGCTGCAAACCAACATAAGCTAACGACCGTTTATTCGTAAACTCTTTTCTATTGTCATTACTAAAACATTGTGAGCCCCAATAAACAGGAACGTAGAAAATACCTTGCTTTTTAAGGTATTGGCCTAAACCTTTACCCGCCCCGTTATCATCTACAACCAAGTTAGCATTTGGGTACTGTAAAAGTAGCTCATTAATCTTTGCAAATAGTTCTAAGATATCATCTCTGTTTTTGCATAATGGAATATCTACAACTTCTACACGGCGTGCACGCTCTCCCCATTGCGCTTCACCCCAAACTTTAGAAACAACAATTACTGAATCGTCACGGCCAACACCACCACCAACATCAACAGTAATGACATAACCGAATTGATGGTCATCAAAAATACTCGCGCCAACATACATTTCTTCGGTTTGACGCTTGGTGATTAAGAACTCATCTGATAAGTCTGGGAATTCACCTAAAACACGAATCTTATACTGAGCATCTTCCCTGCTGCCGTATTTTTGCCGTTGTTCCTGTAAGGATTGTTCACTAACTAGTGGTGACTCTTCCCCGTTAAATGTGAGTGCAATCCAAACACCACCAGCCCGATGACTTAACTTGTGATGAGTCTCATAGAACATACCCGCGTTACGGGTAGGCTGTGAGGTCATTACTGCACGGTTGTCTTCATGCGTTAAGGCACCAAAAGCTACATCAAGGACAGCATCATCTACACCACTGGCCTCATCGACCCAGACCATGTAGTTATCGCCGTGGTTACCAGCTAAGTTTGTAGGTTGATGTTTTGGTGCTGTCTTCGCAAAGACATACCATTTTTCTTTATAGCCTTTGATGTATACGAGTTCAGACTGGTATCCAACATAATCAGCAAGCCAAGCCAAAGGCCCTTGCTTCAATCGTGCTAGATTGATACTGATTTCTTTCCAGACTTGTTTCTTTAACTGCCCAATCTGCGGAGCAGTAAACATCATGATGGATTCATCAAAAAACAAGAGATGCCATAAGGCAACAATACCGGCACTGGCCGTTTTACCAGTGTTATGAAGTACTAAATCATCTTCCCCTAAGAAAAATGGATCTGGATCGAGTACAAAACCGTAATATTTGCCTTCACCTAGCTCAGTAACCGATGTAATTTTTAAAGGCTTATGTTCACCATCTATAAGCCTATAAGATGCAAACTGTTCTCTATTTTCTGGCTTTAAGTTCAGGTATTGAGAAACAAGTAATTCAATCTTGTCGCCCTTGGACCAGCCGTTACCATCGTATAAGGAAATTAAGCAAAGGATGTGGGATTTATTGAAGGTATGAGCTTTACCATTCTCATATTCAAACCGGTACATTTCCTGATAACCGGTTACAGTTTTAATTACATCTAGTTCTGTCCTACCATCTGCAGCAAGAATTTTATGATTTAGGTTAATGCGCTCAACTGGGATAAATTCCCCGTTGGCTAATTTGATTAATGTCCCTTTACCAAAGCAACCATGCCCCGATGCTACTGAAGTACGGCTACCATCAAATGCAATAGATTCAAAAAGTAATTCTTGTTGCCATGTGGGTTCGACACCTAATGCTTCTACGGCGAAAGCATAGATGTCGTATCGATAACGCTCACAAAGTTCCCACCATTCGGGAATTTCTTTTAATGGTGCCAAAGCCATACCGTAAAAACACCATTACTTAAAAGATTGAAAAAGGAAGCATTGTTGGATCTACAGCATCTTCTTCAAACTGATTCCCTTCAGTAATTGAAAAGCCTTTGGCAATTTTCGTACTAGCCCAAACAGCTAATAGAATTGCAATGTGTCCATTGTTTAAGCTGCTGCTATCAAATTCCTGCTGAAGGCCGTTTTTATCGACCTTACGGATTTCAAGTACGTTTTTAGGGTTGTACTGGTTTAGCTTCGGCTCAATTTCAATTAACTTTGCTCTGAAACGAGCTTGGTAAATTGAAATCACTTCTTCTAAATGCTCTTTTGCATTGAAACTTAATTGCCAATTCTGTACTTGGTCCGGTGAGTCAGTTACTACAACTGTTTGATCTCTTAAATCGCTTGGTACGGGCAAATTTGAATAAACAGCTGTTTTTTGAATAACAAGCTCACCTGTATCAGCAAATGCCGCTCCAATAAGTCGAATTGGTTGATCCGAAAACCCAGCAACACGGCTGTCTATACGAATAATTCCAGACATTACATGTATCCTTAGCGCCGTTTGCGTTCTAACTTGGTTTGGCATTCAATGCAGAATTTCACGCCACCTAAAGCACGGCGGCGCTCTGGTATTTCTTCACCACATTCAACACATTCTTTTTCAGATTCGCCTTCAAAACGGCATCGGTTTGCAATTTCTTGCTGCAATAAATAATCAGCACTTTCTTGTGCCTTATCGATTAAGTCACTCATCTATACGCTCAACTGTAATTTCACCTGTTTCTCTATCACCCTTCACACGCTGGTGATCGAGTGATGTGTACTGATCAGCTTGCACTACAACTTTGTCGTTGATTGCGGGCTGTTCCGTTGCTGAGCCGTCAGGTTCATAGCCATTACCTGTGTTGTTGTCGAATGGACCACCGAAACCGATAACGTTAGGTGTATAACCCACAAGCTGAATATCTACAGTTGAGATAGAAAGATTGATTGCTTCGCTTGGGACTGGTGATGGAAAAAGTTCATTTTCAAAAACAGTGAATGTTGAATTAACAACATGATCATTCCATTGCTGAAATGGCACATTAAAACGGCGGTTATCGCTGCTAGACATGTATGCGCAAAACTGCCCAATGACTGAACGCAGATCATTAGGATTGGTGGCAAAGAAAGCGATTTGAGCACGTACAGTTGTTGGCACCAGACGAACCTTCACCCGTTTCTCATCAATGACCGTTTCAATAAAATCAGGCACTGGTAATAATTGATTTACATCAGGGGGTTGGTCAGTTAACGCTGTTGCAGTAAGCATTACAGGTAAAAGCACTTTGGATTCTTCCTCATGCTTCTGGCTTTTTCTATATTCAGAAAGCATTGCTTCTGAATCGTCCATCATCCGTGACGGACATGCTTTTATAGCGTTACCAATGGCTCTCAACTTCCAGTCTGCCGTTAATTGTGTCTCAGGCATATACCAAGCACGAAAATTGACAAGCTGCTTATACCAAGCGTTTTGGATGCATTTAAGCGAATCGTTGGGGTAATTCATTTTTACCCCCATACACTAAAGATACTGCCAAAAGACTTTTTCGGCTTTTTAGGTTTCTCTTTTACGTTTGGATTGTCCAAACTTTGAATGATTTGTTCAGCTTGTTGTTGTACTGAATCAAAACTCTTCACAGGATTTACCATACCCGTATAGAGTTCTTTTTTGCGTTCTTCTCTAAGTTGTTGCAGGCGTTTCTGTTTATCAAATTTTTCTGATAATTCACCCACTAATCCTTGAGCATTTCCTAACTCGGTTAATAGATGCAGCTGACTATTGATATTGTCGTATGTCTGTAAAATTTGATCTTCAAGTAATTGGGCAATAATAATTTCGGGCTGTGATAACTGTGAAATATCTGTTGCGCTATCAAAGCAAGAAACAACACCTTCTGGCTCTTCAGGAACAAATAATCCATCAAATAACTGACCATCCCCTACATTACTTGCATAATTTGGTTGTGCAACGAAATCAAAACCAAAAAAACCCGTTGGAATTAAACGGCCACCGACATTCTTGTAATTGACTGATGTGCTAAAACCACCCGCTTGGGCTTTATAATCTTGTAATGCGATCTCACCAGGCTCGTTATCATAAAACTCTTCTCGGTGTTCAACTGTTCCATCCTTTGAAGCACGTAATTCAATTGTTTTAAACGCCCGTGAAAGATATACAACTTTACCTTTAATGATCACCGTTTCAGGCGGCACCATACCATAGCGCTGTCGAATTTGATGACCGTAAAAACCTTGTAATGAATTAGTAGCAACCATTTCTTGTACATGGTCACTGTTGATCAAGTTGACCATTGCATCTACATCGACATTACTTCGATCAACACCGGTAAATTTACGGCATCGATCATGTAAGTTGTAAGATAGAACTTTTGTCTTTCTATTTTTGCTAGCCATAAAAAAGCCCCAATGCTGTGATTGAGGCTATTGTTTCAGTTGTTCTATAGTTGAAATTTAATCAGTTCCAAATCAAATCTTTTGATCAAACTCAATTAATTCCAATAGCTTGTCATGCTGTTTATCTTCAATGGTTGCATCAAAGATGTACCCACTTTTAAGAGAAATAAAAACATCATAAAAGCGCTCATGGATCATGCCTCCTCGATGTTCACTTTCGGAGACTTGCAAACAATCCATTTGAGATAAGTCAATTAATTGAGAACAAGCACGTTTTCTACAAAAGATTTTTAATCGCATACTTCACCCAATTACTTAACAAGAGTGCCTTCAACACCACGAGCACGGCGTTCAGCTGTACGTTTATTAAATTCTTCTAGCGCACTTTCCATATAAATAATGGCTTGTTTGTTGAACTCACTCGGAAATTTTTCATCCAAGGTTTTAGTACGGTGAATAAGTACTTTTAACAATGCTTCACTGGTAACCCCATTCACACCATGTTCTGGAATTGGGCCATCCTGAAAATGAATACTGATTTCAAAATCTTTTGCATTTTGGTTTTCAGGATTTGCTGAAATCTTATAGTAATGGCCCTGAGCATATTCCGTGATGCCTTCAACCACTTCCCCTTTAATAACTTTATCAATTTCTTGTGGTTCTAATTCATGGCTTGCATATCCTAAGAAATGATCAATTAATAAGTTTTCTCCCTGACCATTGATAGGTTCTGCGATTCCTACTAAAACATTGTCTTGAGCTTGTTGCATATAAAAAAGTCCTGAACTAATGAACAGGACTATGAAATCATTTTGTATTTGAGCGCTAACTCAACAGTTCCAATTGAATTAAAGGAAGTTATAGACTGCATAAGGCTTAGCTGCTATTGCCGCTGCAAAGCTTGTGGTACCTAAATCTCTATCAAATGCCATTGAGTGAACTTTAACGACAATATTGGCTGGTACTAAACGCCGTAATATCGGTGACAGCTCTACCACTTCATTTGCATCAACAGTTTTATCTAAAACAATCCTAATCCGACTTGTTAAGAAGTAATTTGGCTTTTCAAAATCAGACAAATAGGCTGGATATTCTTTTAGCTTTTCCAAGCTGTGCCATAGCCGGATAATCTGAAAATGATCTTTCCCCCACAACATTCGTAAAACAAACTCTAAAAACGCTAATCCTCTTTTATTACCCATGCTGCTCCAATTGGCATAGATAATTCGCATTAACGTATCAGAGGTGTTATTTCGCCGTAATACAACAAGTCCGTTTTGTTTAGAGAACCGTTCTACAACTGTTTTACTACCGATATGAGGACAACCGTAGTCCAGTAAATCTTGTATCGACTGCTCAAAGTTTTGTGCAAATACTTGTTTAAATGCTTTAGCAAGTGCGGTTTGCAAGCCCGTACTTACATAGTGTTCATCGATAGGCCGAGTAAAGCTTATAGAGTCCATGTAGCCCCCGAAATATCAGCGGTGCGTTCCAACTCAACAGTAATGCTGTCTTTTGTCACATACACCCACTCATTAGGCTTATTCAACTCATTTGAAAGCATAATGGTAAAGTCACTCATCCGGTCTTGGAAAGCCACAATATTGTCATTAATCAGCTTCCCCATTTCTTGCGTATTAAAGCCATTAACCAGCCAACGACTTGAGCTCAATGATTCACGCCCGTATCGTTCTACAAGTAATTCTTTGATCTGTGTCTTAACCATATCAGTGTTATGTACAGAAGCCAAAGAGCCTTTAATTTTTACTTCAATTGGCTTTTCAACTACTTCATGTACATTCACTTTACCTTCATACAAGTTATCGCAATAACCAATATACCGACAGATATCTTGTTCTAACGTTGCTTGTTCAGCTGGGTTCTTCGCAACCACCACAAGATTTAAATGATTTATGTCGCGGTATGTAATGGCAAAGTGTTGCTCTTGCAACGTTTCATTCCAGACAGAAATAAACTGTGCCCGTTTCATAAATTTTTTACGGACTGCATAGTCAAAGTTGCCGAGAAATACCGCATCTTCATCGTAAAGTGATGGATAGCTTGATAATAAACGTAATTCTGATACAGCTAACGGATCTACGCCCTCTCTAATCAGTCCACCAGCTTTAAAACGCACTGATACCCGCTGTTCATCATTAGTAAGTACATCAAGTAAGGCCGCATCTTTTAAACGATTAACATCAACTTCCCCGTATGTCTCAAGAATTCCAATTATTACCGTTTCATTGGCTTGCAGAGTACGACCAGCTCTCTCAGAATCGCCAAACTCAATAAACAATCTTCTTAGATTATCTGTAGTAACAGTTACAGCATATTCACCTGGTTCAACATTCATCCAGCGCGGCTTAATTACATAGTTATTATTGCCCTGCTTAACCGAAATATTTGCAAGTGAAAGGTCCTCTAAAAGGTCTATTCGATATTTATGGAACCCTTCAGTAACTGGTACAACATATTTAATTTCACGGTATTCACTTTGTTCTGCTATTACTTCCGCCGTCTCACCAGCTTTAACAGTAATTGATTGAAGCAACCGCCATACTCTACCGCCGCTATGGTCCTCAATCATTCGCCCTTGACTTAAGCTCACAGCATTTGTTGACCGGTTGATAATTTCTATTAAGTGCTGACACGGTGTACCTATAGGCAAAATGCCTTTATTTGTAGCATCCGCAATAATTGAGCGGTCACGTGTTTTGGTAAATGGTTCAATTGAAGCAATATCGATTTCTGGACCAAATGCAGTCAAAAAACTAGCCATAGAACGCCGCTGGTGAACGACAAGTGGATCTTGAGCTTTATAGCGTTCCTGAATCTCATAATCATCTATCGCTGCTTGGAGCTGGGCTTCAAAATCAGCTTGCGTTAATGTCATATGTCTCACCTGTTACTGATTTACCCAATCGGTCTGCTACTTGGTTAAGATCTATATTCACATTCATGATGCTTAAATGAATATGAACCGTCTCAAATACTTCGGTTTGTGAATACAGGGCTAATTGGTCAGAGTTAAGCTCAGATAATATTGGTAGATCCTTTTTCATCTTAATAAGAAAACTATCTGCCACCCTCGAGTCTAAAGGTGCCATTAGCAAATCATAAAGAGGTGCACCAAAGTCAGAACCATACTTCCCATTGACCGGATGATTAAGCCAGTACTCAACCATGTCTAAAATTGTTTTAGATGTGATCATTAAGAAGTTGCTCTATTACTGAAAATCATCAAAAGCTTTACTAGTATTGCGGTGCCAATCTGATAAGTTGAAAAAATGGTGAAATAGATTATGAATATCCATAATGAAACGCTTAAGGCATCAAAATATGAAGCAACGTTATAGATTCGCCAATCAACAAGAATAATAGTGATCAATACACATGCCATACTTATGAAATACATATATCTGATTTCTTTAAATAAGAGGCTTATAGGCACATGACGGAATTGTTTAATATACGCAGCTTTATTCTTGCTATTCCATCCTGTAACAACGGAAAGATAAGCTAAAAATGCAAGAATTAAGACAATATCAATACCGATTTGAATTTGCATAAAAAACACCCTTAATAAGAACTGTATTAAGGGTATTGCTTTTGTATATATGTAAGCGTGAATGGTTCCATATTTGAAAATAAGAAATGCATGGATTATTATATATACAAAGCCCGCTCCACTTATGACACGAGAACGTATAGGGTCATAAGTGTAGGTTAGAAGATGTCGCAACCCATCTCTAACTACCGGGCTTTTTTTAATGAACTTCAAAAGCTGTAAGCAGCCATGCATTACTACCTTCTCGCTTAATCAATGACGCTTCATGCGAATTAAATACAATATTTATTCTTGTAGATAAACCACGTTCTGTACGCCGTTGTGTACTACCTTGAGCGATTGTTTGCACAATAGTATCCACAAGCATATGCACAACTTCATCATATGTCATGCCATCACTTTCCATACGGCGCTTGATAATATGCTTAATGCCCTGTTTATCACTGCCATACTCAAAATCCACCCAGCCTAGATCATTACGATACATAGCTCTATGCACTGTGGTTTTTTCCATAATGGCTTTGTTCATTGCAGCTTTACCACGTGTGATATTTGCTGTAACTGATTTGATTGGACTTGCACTATCAAATTCAGGCTTTCCCAGTTCGGATTGACCAGCCTCCGAACTTATACCAAGTTGATGCTTTGCTTGTTCAATTTGTTCCTTAAGCTGGTCACGGTGTGCTGTTTGTTTAGCTAAATCTTCATCAAGCTTTTGCTCTTGTTCTTCGACCTCTTTAATTTTTTGATCTACAGAAGTACGGCGTGGCGGTAAGCTTACTTTTTCACGCTTATTTTGTTCTTGGATTTTAGATTGTGCTTCACGGATAAGTTTAGCAACACAACTTACGGCGTTTTCAAATGTTGGCTTATAGTCATCACTAAAATCGCCAGATAGAACAATTACTTTATCATTCAGTTCGGCCTTCACTACATCCGCTAATGCACGAATATAAAGTGTAAGCGTAGCGCCACCTGAAAAGAAAAATGCAACTGGTAAAACGCTAACACCAGCAACGCGCTTAATTTTGCGAAATTCTGGTGTAACAATCGTTTGGCCTGTTGCTTTTTCTAATGCCGATTGGATCTTTTTAATGTATGGAGAAGTAGCTGTTATAGCTGCAAGATTAAGACTGCCCATGAAAAATAACCTCATATCAATGAGGTTATTTTGAAATCTATTGGATGTACAATTTGTGCAAGGTTCCAATTTTTAGAACCCTAAAACGAGGAAAACACCCCGCAGGGTGCTTTCAAATAAGACTTATTGGATTATCAGCGAGAAATTTATTACTGATATCTTATTCAATAAGATTAGCTATGTACCTATAATATTAATTACTGCACCACTTGTCAAATTTGTGCAACAGTGAAATTACTAAAAACCTCTAGAAATAACTATTCCACCATGTTGGTGCTTAATTTCTATTAAGCATGAAATTTTCAAAAGACGACGGAACTCTCTCTTAGCCCTTGATAATGGCAGTTCTCTCATATAGGAATAATTTTTATATATTTCGATAGTTGATTCTTGGCAGAACCAATCAAAATGTCTTTTATAACTTGATGATAAATAGTCATCCCTTCTATCTTTTGATATCCAACCTATTAACCGGCATAAACGATGATTCAAGGTCAACATTCTTGAAATGCTTTCACTTGGGGTAGTAGCAGATTCATAGATCACTACTTTTGATTTTTCATGAAGAATCTCAGTAAATTTCCATAATGGCTCGTGGTGAGCAATACGATTTCTTAAAGATAGAACCTGTCTTAACCGAATAATCAAATCGTCTATAGCATTTGTATCCCAATAACTTTTATTTACAGCAAAATGATCTTTAAAACCCTTAAAGAAAACTTCAGGCCAATCAATAGAAGGATGTAATTCAATAAGTTTAATCCAAAAACCAAATGTCTGATTTGCTATAACTTTACCTGGAGTTGGAATGTTTTGTGTTTTAGGAACTAAAGTCGTAATTCCATTAACCTTCTTTTTCCTATGAGTCATTTTTTTTAATATTTTTTGAGTTTCCAAGTTTAGTATATTTTGGTCCATAAGGTACATGTACCAATCATTATCATGTATGTGTCCTTGATTTTTATGCGAAAAATAAAGATACGATAATTCTTTATGTACCATATTACGAAATGCAACTTCAAAAATACTTAACAACTTAAAAAAAGCAGTTGAGAGCGCATCATTCCAAAGGTATACACCTATGCACTCCTCATTATTTTTTAAATTAAAATATAATTTATAACTCTTTAATCGATCAGAAGATAACAAGTCTACGGTATTAGAAATATTGCTAGACTTCATTTTCTCCGAAATCCTATGAATAAATTATTAAATTAACCTACTAATTATATATTAATTAAAGGAATAACTCTATTAACTTGTTCAGTTCTATTATTTTCGCTTTCTCTTTTCAAACGTCCTTCTCAACCATTCCTCTCGATCTTCAACATTCTCAATATTTTTAAGTTTGCGCCAAAATTCACTAATAGCCTTTGAAAATTTAACAACGTCATCATCCGTAATATTAAATGTAGGTTCATATATAAAGTAAGGCAACGGATTATTTTCCATACCATGATAATTTTCTTTTAAATAAAATGGGTACTTGTTACACAGCTCTCTATATGAGCTTCCATTTCCATGCTTAAAAACATTAACAATTACTCTACAAGCATCAAAATCTTTAAAAAACTCTTGTTTTTCGATATCGAATTCATCAGTTTTAAAAAGCATAAATAATTTGTTAACTGGCAGAGTCCAAATTTCATTTCTGACTTGATGAGTACATCCCCACCATCTGGATTGATTATGTAGGAATGAACGAAACTGTTTTTCCCATCTATGATACATTCCCGCAATAACTGAAAATCTGACATTCTGTTGAAGATCACTTAGATTTTGATAAAAGATAATACTTGCATCATATGAATCATAATATAATGAAGAGGAATCATATGGATCTTTATTGAAGTAATGGCTCTCTTTTTCAATCCGCCATTTTTCTTCATATTCATCAGCTTCTTGAGAGATGTTATCAAATTGATTCAAAAGCTTGAGCTGACATTGTTCTAAGTAAAAGTCATTTATTTCTATTAAGTTTTTTCTTAGTTGATCGTACAATTCAATAAGCATCAAATTTCCCCATTATTAAAAATATTTACAACTCATAAAGGAACAACAAGGGAATGAATAATTCAATCCCTTTAATATTCTCTACAAATATTGAATTTATAAGCAACCAGGTTCGTTACCTGATCTACACTCTTGCATATCTTGTAGTTCTTTAATTCTATTTTCTGTCTTTTCCACTAAACATGCATTATGAACAAATGGATATAAAGAGCCCTTTAAAACAGGTGAAGATTGAAATTGGCAATCTTTTTCTTTGTATTGAATCCAAGCTCTTTGAGCCTCTTTTAATTGAAGTTTCTCTGTTGGGTTAAGCTCTTTCATATAATTTGCATAAACGGAATTAATTTTCTGATTTGCAGAATTCAAAACATTTGATGAGCAAGTATTTAAAGCCGATTGATTTGGCAAATTTGAGCATTTATCTATACCAGCAAAAGTAACTGAACAAGTAATCGTGCTCATAATTAAAAAAGTAATTCTCATGAATTTATACATCTAATTGCTCCACTCTTAATTTATTTATATCTATCTTTAGTACATGGTAGCCAATTCAAATCATTTCCTGCAGCATTCTCGTTTTCAGAGCCCCAACACCATCCGCCATTTTTAATATCTACATATAAAGTATCTCTAGCTTCACAACTTTCAATAGTTTCGGGGTCATCACCCGATCCACCACGGCATGAATCATTGAGCTTTTCATATTGGAGAATTTTGTTTTGTATGATTTTAGGAATTTCAGAAGATTGCTTTTTCAAATAGTCGTTAATACCTTGTATTGATAGTTCGCCTGCTTGATAAAAATGAACATATATAATTGGTAACTCTTCAATTTGATTAGTTGTAGGGTTGGTATAAGTAAAAACGTCTGACGGCGCAACAGTGCCCTTAAATGCAATTATGTCGCCTTCTATAACCCTTGCTTGTACATTTGGCTCAAAAACTAAAACAACTAAATTACCGTCAAAATTAGCTTTATTTGCCAGAACCCCATATAAACCAGCTTTTTGATTTATTATTGGCCTTGAGGATGCCAAAGCCAAAGTATAATTATCAACCTTCTGAATTGATTCGATACTCGCAGCTCCTATTAATTTTGTACCTACATCATAATCATGAAATCTAATTCCTCTATAGGTTTTGTCGTCATTTATTAAAATACTTTGATTCAAAAAATCAGATTCATTTAAAGATGTAAAATCGTAAATTGCTTCCGCTTTAACGGGCTCTTGCATTGCTGAGTTAGCTCCTTCAGCTGGTTGCTCATTATTTTTATTACAACCAGCTAATGCAAGCATAGTAATTAATACCGTTAAATTTAAAGCTCTAAGAGTCATTAATAAACTAACCTTCTAAGTTTCCCATTCCTATCCCACCAGTTAAAGCATGTGCTAGGAATCTATCATTTACATTCTGACTGATATTACCATTATTACCATTAACAACAACGACTTCCTGTGGGTTAGGAGTATTTAAAGGTTGCTTAAACGGCGTGACATTAGTTAATAATCTATTTTGATTATTTAATGAAGGTTTTGCTTTTGTAGTAGCTTGGGGAACGATAGCTTTTTGGGTGCTTAAAACACTAGCAACTTTAGCTCTTGTATTTTCCACAATATGACTTGATTTCAAATCTGATACAGCTGGGGTATTTTCTTTAGGTAGATTAGTTTTCTGTTCCTGAACGGTTTTATCAATGTTAGCTCTGTATTTATATTCCTTTTCTAAATGCGGTCTATAATCAAATGACTTCCCATTGCGAAGCTTTGTTTGCCCATACGCCCATCTTACATATTTTGTGCCGAGAACTCGGGCAATATCTTCTTTTGATGCATTTGGGTTTTTCTGCATATAAGCTTTAACTGAAGCATATTCTGGATTCGTTTCGATTTCATGCTTCATAAATGCACCTTGTGCATCTAAAGCTGCTTGGCTCCGTACCATATTACCGTTTGCATCAAGTAATCCCCTTTCCTTCATATATGCCGTAAGCCGGTCTTTACGAGCTCCTTGCCAAGAAATCATTCCCATATTTATTTCACCAGCTTTATCTTGATGTTTACCAAACAAGTATTCATCTCGATAATCATTTTCTCGACCAACGGAAGCAGTTAAACCAGCAGCCCAATTATCATTAAAACCTGCTTTCTTCATAGCATTGTAAACTGCAAGTTGCTTTTCCTTAGTTTTTTCACCAATTGGAGAAATAGTTGATCCATAAGCAGGTACATTTTTATTTGCTCCAAAACCCGGCTTATAAACTCCTTGCCCAATGCCCCATGTGGGAACGCCGTCATGAAATGGATTAAAGCGATTAAATTTATCCTTAATGAAATCTAAGGTATCACTAGCAGTATCTTTAACACCGTCTACAACTTTTGATGCTGTACCTTTTGTCAGTTCAAAAGCATTGGTTGCATAGTTAACAAACCCTTTCCAAGCAGTATTAATAATACCTGGTACATCTGCAGCAATTAATGAATCTGTCCACTCTTTAAAATACGGCGCAACTACGGTACCTAGCTTATTCCCAATCCAAGAACCAGCCATACCACCAATTAATGTTCCAACTGGACCAAATAAAGACCCGACAGTACCACCAATTACTCCACCCGCAAGACTACCAACAGTACCGCCTTTTTCTTGTGTGCTTTGTTCATTCCAATCTAATAATGATGCACCAGCAGCCAATGCACCTATTACGGGTAGACCACGGCCAAACTTAAGAAATTTACCTAAGCCCTTTCCTAATTTCCCTACACCTTTCTTTCCTTTGCCTAGAGCACCACCTAGAAGCCCACCACCAGCAGATAACACGGAAGTAAGCAATTTCCCTAGAGAACCTAACAAACCACCCTTAGACGCCAAATTATCGGCAATACGCTGCAATAACTTTATTTGTTTGCGGTTATGGTTCTCTTGTTCACGAGGTAATGGCTCATTTCTCTTTTTACTACGCATCAATCCAGTTAATGGCCGCAAAGCTAATCCTGCTGCACGGCGTACAGGTGAAAGTAAATGACCAACTTCATTGATTGCGTCAACTGTAGGATCTACACCTTGTGTTGAGTTCGGCATTACTCCTTTAATCGCCGTAGATATCGTTTGGGCAACTTTACGAATTGATGATTGGTTTTGGGGTTCATTAGGGTTTGATACAAAACGGCCTTTTTCGTCACGCTCTGGTACACTAGGATTTACAATTTTTGATAAGTCATCATGACTATTAATTTCTATAGCTGGTTTTAAACTCTTAGGTTGGTTAATTTGTTTCTTTTCTACAGTCTTAAGGTCATCAACTGATTGCTCCAATACACCTGCAAAGTCTTTGACAAGCTTGTCTGCAACAACAAATGCTTGAGTGATTGGATTTGCTTTTTCTTTTAATAAATCTTCAAAATCTAAAGTTTGTCTATTATTGACAGCATTAAGCATCTTTTGAAATTCAGTCAGTTTAGGCTGAGGCTGTGCGAGCTGTACTTTTTGCTCTTCAAAGCTTTGAGTAAGAATATCTATGATCTTCTCAATATTTGAATCAATCGTACTTACTTTTTTTTCAACTCGTTTCATACCAATAATGAAACCAAGTTCATCATAAGATAAAACTGGATTATTGTGATTTGAATCTGTCATAACAAAAATGCCCCATACTGATATAGGGCATTTTGAATCATAATTATTTTTGAATTTTTAAGTGTTCCAACCAAAAATTTAATTAAAACTTAATCTTTAGAAAATAATTATTATGATCCAAAACATCTAATTCAATTTGGTATCCTAGATCGATTAGGGACTGTTGTAACTCATTGACTACTGCCATTGTAGCTCTTGATTTTGATAAGGTGAAAGTCATTTCTTTCTGTCCTTTTGCGGCAAGAGAAGTAATAAATACACCTACTTCTTGTTTCAATTCCTCAAGTGTAGATGGCTGTGCAGATTCTGAGATTTTAGCTGCTTCTGCTGCTGAAATAAGGGTCATAACTTAATACTCTATTTAATTAATGATTTTAAGCACTTTGTAAAATATAAATGCCACATGCATTATAATTAATAGAAAGATAATAATTTCAATGGTGTAAAGTTTTATATAAAATCTATTCATTTTTATCATCTGGCTCTACTTCACCTGCTTCAATTAGCGCTAACTTACGCATAAACGCCTCTTCTTTTTTCTTCTTCATATTAGCTTTAGCGATTGCCATTCTTTCTTCAGCACCCGAAATAACAGAACTACGCCGTGCTTGAACTTCCGACTGGTCTTTAAGATCATCTACATCTAAGCCCCAGAACATTGCTTCTGTCTTGGCAATGTTAGAAATGCTGATACTTTGCTTAACGTTTAAATCTACAACTTGACATATAAGTCCCATCTTGAACTTGACTAATGCTAATTGTTCCTCAGTTGGATTATTTAAATTCAGTACTTCATCTCTAATATGAATAACACTATCGATAGTGTCTGTAATTAACTCTCCAAGCTTATGAGCTCTTATACGGTTGTTTTTGACAACCAAAGCTGACTTTAGATAGTTCTCGTTGACTGTAGAACGGCCACCGTTGTTATGACCACTATTTTTTGAGTTTTGACTATTAAATTCAGCAATATTTGACGTTTTTTTGACAGAATTTTGACTATTACTTTTTTCAGTTTTTTCAGTATCTTGTGTATCTTCTTGACCATTGTTTTTTTTGGTCAATTTTTTAATCTCTTTATTAAGCTCCTGAGCTGTCTTTTTGACTAGAGATTTAGCTTTCTTTTTCCATTTCTCCGCAAGTGCTTTACGGCGTACAACGGATGGCGAAGGCATCTCACAACCGAGTTCTTCGCCAACCTGATCAACTAAACCTTGCCACGTAATCTTAGGAGAAGATTCATAGACTTCTTTTAGCCGGTTCCAAATTTCTTCCGAGTATTCAATCTTGCGAGCCATTAAAGTCTATCCCTTATTCAGTAAATAGACCTATTTGTTTTACTTCAGCTATAGCTTGTTGCTGTAAAGAAGCCTTGCTAAAACGTTTTTTATTTTGGATCAGATCAATTAGAGCTTTTTGCTGTATATCGTTCTCTTCGCGTTGGAATACATCATCGATAGCCATTTCTAAGTTACGGATTTGTTTCGCACGATTTTGTTCACACTCACGCACTATACGCATGAGGGTGTGAAGTTCAGGTAAAACCTTTTCTTGGATAGACTGTTCTTGAGATAAACATGCTTGAATAAGCCCCTTTGAGGCTTCAAGTAACTCAACCGTTAAGGCTTTAGGGAAAGAAGTAATATGCTGTGCCGCAGCCATACTCAATTGAAATGCCATAGCTTGAGTATATTCACTCATCATTTCACCAAGACTGTTAAACAGAATACCTGCTACAGAAGCTGTTTTATCTAGTTCCGGTTCAATCGTAAAACCAAGAATCCAGTCAGCTGAAACACCATATTTTTGACATAGCAAAGAAAGTAATTCTGCATCTGGCATTAACTTACCATTTTCGATTTCACTCATTCGATTTTTATGCGGTGTACCGAATATTTCTAATGCTACGTCTTCTTGACGTAATTGAGCCATGTCACGCGCCATTGCAAGTTTTCTTCCGATAAGTACTCGACGTTGCAAATCGCTCTTTTTCGCCATTTAAATGCTTCTCCCAGCTAACCAATCAAAATCTACAGTTTTTGACAACCAATCAGTTTCATCAGTAAAAACGCACGAAAGCCAGACACAACCCTCTTCACATGGTTCTGCCAGCTTAATTTGTTCACTTATGAAAATATTGTCGTCTTTGAATAACAAGCCATCACCTTTGACACTATCAATTAGTAGTTTTGGATAGTTATCAATATCAAATCGTGGATAAGTTTTAGCGCTGTAAGAACGAGTTTTAAGTGGTGGCTGAACAATTAACCGTATTTCACAAAGTTGATCGATAGCTTTTAACTTAAGTGCTCTAAACATAGGTCCATATTGTTTTTGAACCTTGTCCTTATACTTTTTAGCACCTACTGAAAGACTATTTCTTTGCTTTCCGTTCTGATCAATTGTAGCCCGCCAAATCTCGTTAGCGCTTAATCCATAAGGCAATTTGATTGTGATGTATTGCTTACCAAAAATGATAACACCACCTGTACTTCCCCTATACACACTATTTTCACCATCATTTTCTTTTTCTACATGGCACGGGAAAAACACATGTTTATTTGAGCTAGCTTTATGCTTTTTAACTTTGTTATTACCTGATGAAACACTGAAATCCTTAAAGAATTCCTGTCTTTTATTATTGGAGAAAAACTCGCTCCACTGACGGCGGTTACTTTTTTTAATCATAACGACCTCAAATCAAGCAAGTAAGATTTACATAAACTTGAAGCTCTTCTTGCATGACATAATCCTTAAAAACACTTAGTTCCAGAATTATTAACCGTTAGATTTATTTAGAAGTACCCTTGTTCCAATTCATTATTTTTGTTTGTAAAAAAATGCTCTCTTTTATATATGCAAAATATATTGATCCTCAAAAAAACATCGAGCTGGTCCTACTTACCAATGTGTCAGCACTTTTAGGATAGGGGCCCCTATCATTTCCTTCTTTTTAGTAATTTAATATCCAAACCCTTTTTACGTAGGATTTGCATCACACACCAAAATTTTAAAGGCCACATCTAGTTTCCCTTTATTATAAAATTATTACCTAGGGGTTGTTTAGAAATCTAAAACTTTTATAACTCTTACTCAGAAATTCTCTTTTTCATCAACCATAAATTACATAAAATATTATATTTATCCACAACTTAAATAAGCTTGATTCTTTAATTGATAAACTCACTAGAATAATATTTCTTAAAATAATAGGATTATATTGACAGAAAAAAGCTAAAATATTACTCTCTAAAAGTTTTCTTCATAAAAAAGCATCAAAAAATGAAAACTATCATCGTAGCTTTTGTACTCTCAGCAATTTTGATCATTCTATCATTTTTATTTTACATGATTATAAAAACCCATTATAAGAAATAACAAAGAATTAAAAAAGCTCATTTCCGAACCAGAAATGAGCTTATGAAATCCACATAAACCTGAAATACTAAGTATGGCTACTTAGCAATATTAAATTAAATGAATTTCTTTGAAGAATCAATATTTTTTTTAAAAAAGTATCTAAAAAAATTTAAAATTATTACAAATATTATAATTATAGCTTTTAGCAAAGTTAATTTCTTTGCTGCTACAAAAAAGTAAAAGTTCAAAAAGAATAAAACTTCTAAAATTAGTTAACGGGACTAAGAAAACTATTTTTTAAAAGTTGCTTTATAATGTTTGGAATTAAAATAATTTACAATCTCTTCCCCATTATTTTGATTTTTTTCTAAATTTAAGGTTAAAAAATCTAATTCCGATTCCAAATTTATAAACTCGGGAATATATTCTTTGATAGGAGGGGGTGGCTTAGGGCCCCCTTCAGTAATTTTTTGAATAAACCCAGCTAACCATAAAATGTATTCTTCTCTTAAATTATAAGAAGGAATCAAACTTACATCAATCTTTACCTTACAATCATTTTTACTTTTACTCAGTACTTCATTGAAATCAATAAAATTATATTTCAGCTTATATTCTGTACCCTTAATTTCTTTTCGAATCACCTTCATAAGAATATACATATTTTCTAAAACATCTTTAGAAAATAGTTTTTCATTTTTCATTTTTTTGTAAATAGTCTCAGCAAGAAAAAGATATTGTGGCATGTTACAAATTCCATTTCATAATTTCCTCTTATTCTATAATATAGAATTATTAAATTAATATTACAAGAATTTACTCAAAGTTTTTTATTTTAAATTTTGAAGTAATATCAAAATATTAAGATAGTAATTCCTAATAAAAAGGTCTATTTCTTTTTTAAGAAATAGACCTAGCGAAAAAAGCGCTCAAACCTAAAAATGGCTGATTTAGTATTAGCTGCCCTTATTCAAGTTGGTACTATTAAGTAATTTAGAAAATGCTCAATTAACCTCTCTCTTTAAATTTCTCTGCTTCCATCTAGTCCCTACATCTTATGAAATGGACCCCATATTGCATTCATATTCTTGAGCTGCTTCTCTTCGTAGTTAAGCCTTTTTCTGATTAGCTTGAACTTGGGTCGGGGTTAGCTTGTTTGGATTGTATTTTTTTGAGCGTTTTTTGCTGGTTGCTTTAGATTTCATTTGCACCCACCCCCTTTAGCTCTTAACTTTTCAGCAACTAAACGATCAGCTACACGCTTAACTCGATTCCAAACAAAGTTGTGATCAATTTCAGAACGACCTTGATAAATACGTTCAAGTTGAAATGCCGTAACTGAATAATCCACTTCTAAGGCCAGTAAATCCCAATCTTCATTAAAAGCTGTAGCGTAGGGGGTCAATTGGCTTTTCTGTGCCAAAATACGCAATTGGCGAGCATCTGGACCACGTTTTACAACTGGTTTTGGCTTAGATTTGATTAAACCAGTTGAAAGCGCCCATTCGACACAAGTTTCGCAACGACAACATAAACGCTTATACATAGGTCCGGTGCCGTGAGGCATATTGAGATCACGCCCTATAGACTCAACGTGTCGAATTTTATTACCAGGATGTTTCAGCCATTTCTTAACTGCTTTTTCTAATGCTTTTCGCTCCTTAGATTTAGCTGCTACGTTTGAGTAAGCAACTAATGCGTATTCAGATTTTTTCATATCAACAAATGCGTTCACTGTGCTTTACCTCCACCTATACGAGCATCATCCCAATCACATTCCACAATATCTAAGCCATCATGTTGAAATCTTGACCAAAGCCGGTCCCCAAGATCATCGCGAACCTCAGAAAGGCTTAGGTTTGAAATCACTACTGTTGGCTTCATCTCGTCATAACGAGTAAGTAGAACCTTATGAACACTCTCAAGCAGGTGAGGACGTTTTTCAGCACGGTCATGTAAGCCATATTCGTCAATAATTAATAAATCTTTGCCCACATAACGTTTTAGTGCTTCATCTTCGCTATCACCGCTACGGCGATAGGCACCCGCAATATCTTCAGCTAAGTCTGCAGACGTAATGTAAATAGCCTCCCAGTTTTTAATGATGATATTTTTCAGAATAGATGAACCTAGATGGGTTTTACCTGTTCCAGTACGACCAACAAGGAGTAAATTTCTAAAAACACCTGCATTGAAATCCATAGTGAACTTTTCACAAGTTTTACGAGCTTTGTCTTGTCCTTTGTGAGTTACTGCATAGTTGCTAAAGCCGCTATTTACATGTCTTTTAGGGATACCAGCTCGAGCCATTTTCAAATTTAAAATACGAATATTCTTATCGCTTTCATATTTTTCATTTGACTGCTTCATGATTTTTTCAACACAAGACTGACAAACGATTCGACCATGTACATTGATCATGTATTCTTTGTGGATCTTACAGATCTGGTTTGTATGGGAAATTTTATATTCCAATTTTTGAGGCACTGCGTTCATATCAACTCACCCTTCACAGCTGTGTGAGCAACCGGTTCATATTTCTTTGGCGCTCCCCATTGATCATTTACGTTGCGTGGTAACGATTGATGGTTAGACTGTTGACCAGTAGTCATTTCGGGTTTTTCGTTTAGGTACCAAGATGCTTTGAAGGCACCCCAAGGATTTTGTCTTTTCAAACAATATTCGACGGCTTGCTGAAGTGTGATTCCTGCTTTTTGGGCTTCATTCAAAAGTGCGTCAAAAGCGTTTTCGGTGTTTTGAGCTTTCTTGGCTTTACGTACTTGTAAGAACTCAGCAGCGTCTTTCTCAGGTACACCATTTTTTTTCAAAGCACTCTTGAAACTAAATTTTGCTTGAGTCGATGAATCAACTTCGCCAACGGCGGAGTTGTTATTCCCTTCTGGATTCAGTGAATCAGGATTCAGATTAAGGGAATCAGGATTCAGATTAAAGGAATCAGGAATCAGGGCGTTTTGGTCTGAGATAGAAACAGTTTTAGAACCGTTATCTAACTGTTCTTGTGTGTTTCCACTACTGTTTGCTTGATTCGATTCGCTTTCTTGATAACTGTTTTCAACAGCAGAACCAGTATTTTGAGGGGCAAATGGACCTGTTTTATCGTAAAAATGCTTTAGATCAGCTTTATTTAGCTGAATTGCCTTTCCAACAATTGTTTTGTTTTTTGGATTACGTTGATAGACAGTGTAGATGCCATTTCTGTCAGGTAGCTCACTATCTTTCTCAAGACCATGTGGGTTTTGATGTTTAACAAAGTTAACGATATGGATAACATCAATACCATCAGCGTTATATAACTCGATAAAACCAAACTTAGAAATGTTCTCTAACTGTTCTGCAACGTTTATATCGTCTGCAGGAAATAAAGACATTTTGATTTTCTTAGGTCGATTTTCGAGTCGGCCTTCGCGATCTGCTAAAGTCCAAAGCCCTATAAATAGCAATCGTGCTTCATAAGGTAATTCAATAATGTCTTCATTCATAAAGAATGAGGGCTTAATATTTCTAGATCTTGCCATTTCTTAAGCTGCCTCATATAAGTGTTCATGTGCAAAATTTGCACGTACTAAAGCTTCAGAGAATTGAGGAGGTACAGAATTACCTACCATTCTTCCCTGTTCTGTCTTAGTTAATTTGATAGTGTTTCCATGTTCATCGATCCCATGATCAATGATGTAAGTAGGTTCAAAACCTTGTGCAGTGAATAGTTCTCTTGGCTGAAGCATACGGAAGCCAATATCAACAATTTGGTGCAGCTCACCTTTAACCATTACAAGGCCAAAACGATCACGTGTTGGTATCGTACGAAGTGGCTCATGAATGCTATTTCCGTCTTTCTCACTACCGTAGAAGGCAGTTAAAAATGCTTGTACCAATGCAAAATGACCCGCACTTGTAGTAATGGTGTGTAATGGTTCATCTACTGGTTGACCAATGTTGTTATTACGCAGTTTCACCAGGTTGCTGACGACTAAACTGTTATGATCTTTTGCAGTAATCGTATGAAGTGGTTCACGAATATCACTACCAACTACACCCGTATAATGCTTAGCAATGAACGCAGTAACTAACGCATGATGCCCACCTTTCACCCCTGCGCAAATTGTGCGTAAAGGTTCATCAATAGGCATACATCTTGGGCTAGATGCATTTGCACACTCAGTAAGTACTGGGGCAACGCTTTTAACCTTATCCATTGGAACAATAAATGGTTCTGGATTATTGATCACATAACGGACTAAACCATTTGCTATACGGCGACAAGTTGCCTCAACTAGAGGTTTCTTACTAGTAAAAATACTTGGGCAAGGAATTGACCAATCTATGCATTCTGCAGTGATTCGCCATGGTTTTAATTTCCCAGTTTTAACTGCTTTGCTATCTGGTGCAGCATGCGTAGGCTTGGGCCAAACTATAGGAAAGTTGTCACGGCGAGCAACTAGAAAAAACCGTCTTCTTAGAGTTGGAGATCCGTAATCCCGAGCACTCATTACTCGCCATTCAACTTTATAACCTTGATGACGTAATGCATTAACAAAGCACCTGAATGTTTCACCTTTGTGCTTTTTACTCGGGAATCCATCTTTTCCTAGTCTGCCCCAAGTTTTGAACTCTTCAACGTTCTCGAGCATGATTATACGTGGTCGTGTAAAGTCAGCCCATCTAAGAGCAATCCAAGCTAAACCACGTATTTTCTTTTCAACCGGTTTTCCACCTTTTGCTTTAGAAAAGTGTTTGCAATCTGGACTAAGCCAAACCAGTCCTACAGGCTGATTGTTAGTATCTTTTACAGGGTCAACATCCCAAACATCCTCACAAAAATGACGAGTATTTGGATGATTAGCACGATGCATTGCAATTGCTTTAGGATCGTGGTTAATAGCAATATCAACGGGACGGCCAAAGGCTTTTTCTAAGCCAGTAGATGTTCCCCCCCCACCTGCAAAATTATCAACAATCAATTCATGAGGTAATAAGTTAAGGTTGAGGCACATATTCATAATGCACCACCATTAACTTTTTTAAGCGTTAGTAAAACAGTGAATAATTGACCTGCAGAATATTTAAATGTCTTAACTTCAGTGCACTCAACTAAAAAGCGATGTTCACCAAAATTAACCCTACTTCCTGGTCTATCAAGTGTATAACGGCTCCAACCTTCAGGAATCGGATCACAGGAAAAATGACCGTAGAATTTTTCAGGTCCACATTTAATGCTACAAAGGGGTTCAGCTACCCAAAAAACTTGATTGAGAAATTTTTTTCTCGCACGAAATTGATTGTTTTCCCCTTCCTTAATTCGCATATTTACCGCTATTTCGCATAATTCCCTATCGCGGATATTTTTAGCTTGGTTGCGGTCAACGATGAGTTTATTTTTCATATCGCTCACCCATCCAATCCAATTAATTTCTTAAATTCAGAAATCACATCTACCAGCATTTTTTCGAGGTATACGTAATCAGGATTTAATTTGGATGGCCCACTTTCCCAAAGCCAGTCTTCACCAAATAGTTCACACATGATTGATCGGTCTTTAAAAGTGAGCTGGTCAAAGAAATTTGAAAAACATTCGAATTCAATTTCTTTAAGGTGTTCATAAAAATTTCTAAGATCTCTTTTGGAAATTGCGCCACTTGATCGACCATCTTTTAATTCAGATAGCTTATTGATAGCTATATATTCAATAACTTCATTACCATCCTCAACATCTACCCACTTTTCAATTTTAGGAAAAAGTTTATTAAGTAAATAAGGAGCATAGCATTGGGCAATGAACTCTTTAAAAGTTGGTTGACCAACATGAGAAAAGAAAGCGGAACCGGTAAAACTACTTAATACGACTGTTAGACGTCCACCGCCAGCACTATATAAATTATTTGGATCAACATAAGCTAAAGCCCAGTCTGACTTATATTCACCTATTTTTTTAAAGACGAACTTTTCCATTAAAAGTTCCCCAATGAAATTGTCTTCTCTATATACAATCTGGCTCATGAGGCGCCACCTTGGTTAACTTTATAAGACTTGCCATAGAGGACCGACTCAATAGTGCTAGTACTTACAGCAAATTCTTTTGCCAAATCTTTAACTTTTGAGCCTGATGCACGTTTTTTCCTAACGCTCTCTACTTGCCCTTGATTAAGTTTTGCATTTATATGTGATGCCCCCTGCTTATATCCACCATGCTGAACCCTATCATTTGCATTATCTTGTTTTGTGCCATAAGCTAGATTTTCGTAACGATTATCGGATGGAATCCCATTTAGATGGCGTACTTCTTGATTTTCTGGAACAGGCCCAATAAATGCATCTGCAACAAGTTGATGAACACCAATTGGTCTTGATTTGCCATTACCGATATATACAGAAACGGTGCGATATCCTTTTGAAGTGGTAAATTGCGATAGTTCTTTTGAGTATGAAAAATCAACTCTATTTAGCCCTTTGGCTAACCTACCCTTGCGACGGTGTGTAAAAACTTTCCCATCTGCAGTGACTGAGTAACTGTTAAACGATGGACATCTTTTCATTGATCAATCCTCCGAAAAGAAATACACCAAACCCAAGGGTTTTCATTCCAAGATTCTTTACCTTTTATTGCTTCCCAATGTTTTTGAAAGTTAAGAACTGGGTTATGAGAATTATTGCTTTGCATAGTTGAATCAGTTTTAGGTTTATCAAAACCTTCAGCCTTAGCATCTACATCACTAATTTCATGTAAACGCTCAACACGGATATCAACTATTTCAAGCAAAATACGTGATGCTTTACGAGGCATACGAGAAGATGGCTTCCATCTAACTGGATACCCCTTTCCCTTACAGTCGTAATAAGCAATTTCATTTGGGTTATCTGCTTTGTAGACAAATGACTCATGAGGAGTTCCACCTAAACTTCTAATTTTGGTGCCGTAAGTTTCTTGTACAAAAAGTTGATCACCTACCTTTCCGAAGGGACATACTTGATTGCTATCTACAAAATTTTTAATCGTACCTTTATATGTAGAATTAATACCGTAAGAGTGACCTTTCCAATTAAAACCAGAAGATTGACTAAGTGTAGGTTGTGGCTTAATAACTCGACGAGTTTGAGTTTTGTTGCCACTTAAAATGGCCCTAACCATTTCTGTATTAAATAAAATTGGTCGTACAGTCATGCTGCACCTTCCTGAGCTGGTTTATACAAGCTCACTTGTTCAGCATAATTCCAAGCACGTTCACAGATATTATTAAAAGAAGAGCGTCTTTCATCTAACCACTGCTTACGCCATTCTTTTTGTTCAGCTGGATCTTTAATTAAGTTGTAAGCTTTGAAAAAAGCTGTTCGGTCAAGGTAGGAACCTAATAAAACGCTATTAAAGCTATCTGCTAAATCTTGTTTTTCTTCATCTCGAACTTGAATAAGTGTTTCTTCAAAATTTGTTCCAAATTTAGAGATAAACCATTCTTCATGTCCACCGAAAAGAAAGAACGGAACATCTAAATCATGTTTTATCCCCTTCGCGGAGTATTGACCATTTCCAAGTACACAAGTAACTAAAGCAGCAATTTTTAAATTTGGTGCTTCAAATGTACATTTATCACTAAGGTTTATTAATTCAAAAATCACTGTTCAGTCCCTACCTCAAATCGTAAATCTAAGAAAGCTTGGTTCACTGGACCTACATAACGTGACCAGCCAAAGTTTTCTTGCCAAAACCACCAATTGTTCTGCTCGTCACGCTTCCACGGCGTTCCCTCAGAATCAGTGTGATTGGTTCCTAACGGCCAAACCTTTTTTTCTGAAGTCATGAAATCTCCTTTTGTGCATTGAATGCACGATCTAGAAATTTCTCTTCATCGGTTTGAGTGTTTACGATTTGATGCGGGGCATCTTGATTTATAAGACAAGTTGAGCACTGTTCTTCTTTAAAATCAGTGCATTTGCCTGAGCAGGGATGATTTGCTAAATTACTCACGTTCATTCTTCCAAGGGTTTGAACAGCCATAGACCATTTCCTGTTGGCGCAGGGAGTGGTTTTTTATTTCCAGCTAAGTAGATCAAGCTGGACTGATTTATCACTAGCATTTGTATGCCGCGATTTTTCGGCCCGTAAAGGCACTAATTCGAAGGTATCTCTGGTATACCCGTTATCTTTTGACCCACAAAAAACATTTCTGAGAAACTGATATTCAGATTCAGCTTCTGAGACTTTTCTAGTGCAAATGTTTTTTATTACCTCGAGAGAGCTTTTACCTGCCATCTCACCTTCTACTTCTGAAATCTTTTTCTTACACATAGAACGGATGAGATTAGATAAGGAATTCTTGCCTTCAAGTTTGGCAATCCATTCCATCTTTGCTTTTTCTTCTAAAGTTAATTTCGATGATGCATTTGCAAGAAGTTTTTCAGCCATGGTTATGCCTCATACATTCCTAAAATTGGTTTTTATGCAGATCGATTTAATTGTTTTGTCTTGGATTCCTCATATTCTCTTTTCTGTTCAGAGGCAACTAACGCGTCTAAAGCAACACCTTTGTTATAAGCAACTTCTTTTTGTTCGCCACTTGCAATTTTTGAAACAGAACTTTGAGAAATCCCAGTTCTTTCTGAGATTTGCTGTTGAGTCAAACCTCGACTATTTGAAAGGTAAATAACCTTATCTTGAATATTCATGCACATATAAATGCCTCCGTGTTAAGGCATATTTTTATTCACTAATGAATAGTTGTCAATACATTAATGAATTGTTTCACAAAAAATATTCATTTTTGAATAAAATTAGCTATCCATCTTGGAGTTGGAAAAATGCACCTTCAAAAAAACGTTAAGTACCTGTTAAAAAAATACAGCACTACTACTACAGGTCTTAGTAAAAAGTCTGGAGTACCACAACCTACACTTTTTCGTTGGGAGAATGGGCAATATAAAGAACCAAAGATATCTACCGTTGAAAAATTAGCCTCTTGGGCAGGCTATGATGCCAATACACTGCTCAATAATGACTTAGAAGCCATTGATAATATTAATAATGATTTAGATGAATTGGTGTTAGATAACAATGTAAATCTATCAAATAAAATCAAATTAGATGGAGAGCAAATTCCAGTTATTTCTTGGGTTGCAGCAGGTTCATTTACAGATGTTCAAACAGTATTGAAGGACACTGAAGTACTTGAATGGCTTCCACCAATGAAGAAAGCTGGAAAAAATGGTTATGGACTTATTGTAACTGGTACATCAATGTTACCTAAATTTGAACCAGGTGATCGAATATATGTAAATCCAGACTACCCAGTTTTTGATTTAAAAACCAATGATTTAGTTATTGTTTCTTGTGCTGGTGATACACAAGCTACATTTAAGAGATTAATAATTGAAGATGGAGAAGAAAAATATTTAGAGCCACTAAATACTAAATGGCCTGAACAAATTATTAAGCTAACAGAAGAATGTAAGTTGGTTGGTAAAGTCGTTGGTATGCATAGAGAGTTTTAAGGATAAATAAGATGTTGAAAGTAACTGAATTTCAAGGAATTAATACTGTTTTAACAACTTTTGCAGAAGAAGTTATAAAAACTCAACCTGAATTAGCTGCTAATATTCTTTTAAATATTAAAAATATTTCTAATGAACACCATCCGTTAGTTGAACAATCTTTCATCTTAGATAATTTTGAAAACCATGATTTAGCATCTTTAAATATAAAAGAAGCTTTAAATAGTTTTAATCATGAGTTAGCAAGATTAATGATTTTGACTAAAAATAATTTGATCAAAAACTAAAAATGATTGGATTCCGTTCAATTGAATGTTAACCCTTGTAAATACATGTAAATATATACGAAATACTCAGTTTAATACTGGGTATTTTTTTGCCCTAAATAAATCATATTGGTTGTTTTATATACAATTAATTCATTAGTGAATAATTTGTTGTTGATTTAATCTATTCATTGATGAATAATAATTTCACCAACACATCTCATGGTGAATAAAAAATGAGTCAATTACGCTCCACAGATTGCGAAGAATTTATCAATGACATCGATGGCGGAGCCTTTGCAAAACAACTTGGCTATGCAGTTAGTAAGGTTGCCAGTGCTGCTGTTGATACACAAAAAGTCGGCGAGATCACAATTAAATTAAAGTTCTCTAAAGGCGTTGGTCACAACAACGTAACTGTAGAGCACAAACTAATTTCAAATGCCCCACTCCCAAAAGGTAAAAGTGTCGAAGAACACGGTGACAAAACACCTATGTATGTAAACACACGTGGTGATGTATCGCTTTTTGCTAAACACACTGACCAGCTTTTTGAAGAAAAAGCTTAATTTTTAAAATCTTTTTACTCAACTAAAGGAAAGACCTTCATGTCTGAAAAAATCGAAATCGAAAAATTTCTAGGTTTAGCTAAACCTGTAATTCCACTTGAGCGTGGTCAGCTTGTAGCATTGCATCATGACTATAGTGTTGTAGCTGCTGAAAAATTTATGGAAGCTCGCTTCCGTCCTCATGGGGAATTTACTACACCAACATTTAATGACTTTAAGGATTTTGTAATTGCAGAAGGCGGTAAAGATACACCAATTTTTGTTAATCAAAATGACGTAAAAGCTATTGCAGTTCTTAACTTCCATGGTGAAGGACAAGCCCAAGGCCATTGTGACTACTTAGCTTCTTTATGTTTAGAATCAACTGTTGTATGGAAAAAATTAAATCAACTTAAAGACCATAAGTTAGATCAACGCAACTTTGCTGTTTTCATTGAAGATTGGGCTCAAGTACTTAATGCATTTGATGAAAATAATAATGTCATTGATATTAAAGATGCCCTTGTTGCAGTACGAAATATGCAAATTGAAGCATCGACTACTAGTAACGCTGAAGTAGAAAACACACGTCAGGTTCAATCTGAAATGGCCCAAATTGCAGCGTCAGCTAAAAAAGGCGTATTACCGGCTTATTTCACCATCCAAGATTCAGCTTACTTAGGTCTTGCAGAACGAGAAATCAAATTACGTTTAATTGTGAATAGCACTGGTAGCACACCTCAATTTGCCATTCAAATTGTCAAAGAAGAATTATTACGTAATGAAATTATTGAAGATTTCAAAGAAGAAGTAATAGCTTTACTTCCTGAAAACCCTGTACGAATTGGGTCATTTAAATCTTAAGAAATAAAAAAAGCCCTGAAAACTTTGGACGGCTATCGGGGCTTTTTTCAACCAATACTACGTAAACGTCAAAAGGTGAACTCTCATGGAGCACTACAAAGACAAAGTTATAGACGAGCAAGGCTTGATTAGCGTTTCGGAGGCGTTACGAGCTATGGCTTGTGGTCGTGTTATTCAATGTTCAAGTAAAGACTTTCCAAATTGGAAGGACATGGAAATCACAAATATTAATGCGAAAAATTTAATTGATGAAGAGCGCATTAATAAAAACGGCTTTAAGTACAGATATAAACCTTCGCAAATGTCTGTAAATGCTGAGCTAACAAAAATGAAAAAGCCTCAATGACTTTGGACGGCTATCGAGGCTTTTTCTACCAATACTGTACGTATAAAGGCAAATTATTATGAATCAGAAATATATAAACAGTCAATCTACCCCATCTACACCTATTTGTTTCGTGCCTGAACTTAGCGGGAATAAAACAAATAAACCAGCTACTTCTAAACTTTATCAGCATCCATCAGCAGAGGATCTAAAGTTTAAAAAAGATAGTAAATGGCCGTATGTTTTATGCTTCCTTATATTTAGTGCATTAGCTATTGCTTTCCTTTATGCATGTGATGCAGAGGCTCAAGTGCGTGAGCAGAAGACGCAACATTGGCAACAACAATTTAACTCAGGCGAACCTGTTGATGTTCAAGTACATGTAGTTAAATTAGGTGGTGCACAATGAGAACAAACTATTTACGAGGATCTAAACGTTACGAAAATAATCTGAATGGTCAAGTAAACCAAAAATCAACTTTCCGTGAATTCCTAGGGAAGGATGAAGAACATGGTTTATACAAAGTCCGTCTTGGCTATACAGTTTATGCTGCAAATCACACTTTAACTCGTGTTTATACGGTTAATGAAAACAATGAATTAACTCCTGTTTCACAATATACGTTAAATACAAAAGAGTGGATTTTACGAAATCTAGAAACCGAAATTAAATATCGTAGAGGACGTGAATTAGGTCAAATTCTTCAAAAAACGCACATACCTTCCCCTGACCGAAAAGCTTACAAAATTCGTCGAGGTTTTCTTGGTACACGCTAGTTGGGGATATTTATGTTAGTTATTAAATCTTTTCGTGTGATTTATGGTACTTGTCCAAGATGTACTAATGACAAATGCACTTTAGGTGTTAGTCATTCTGGCTCTGGTGCTCAATGGGAATGTCACAACTGCGGCTTTTGTTGGCCTAACAGTTAAATGGTGCATGATCAATGAAAGCAATTATTTTAGATACGGAAACCAACAAATTAAATGGTTATCCAATTGAAATCGCTTATGCGCCTTTTAGCTTAGAGAATGGTCAATTGTTAGTTCATAAGGATGAGGTTTTTAACCGTTTCTATTCTTGTCCTGAACCCATTGATTTAGAAGCAATGGCTGTACACAACATCATTGAAACGGATATTGAAGGTCAACCAAGTTGCGAATCGTTCCGGTTACCTGAAGGTGTTGAGTTCATTGTCGGCCACAATATTGATTACGACATCAAAGCTCTAAATAAATGTGGACCAGCAATTAAGGTAAAGACTATATGTACTTTAGCTTTAGCAAGGGACGTATGGCCTGATTTAACAAGTCATAAATTGGCTGTTCTGTACTATTTCGTAATGAGTAACCGTGAAGAAGCACGCAAGCATTTAAGACATGCACATTCAGCACGGGCGGATGTTTATTTTACTGGGATTATCCTTATAGCTCTAATTGAACGACTGGGAATTAAAGACCTTAATTCTTTATATCTTATGTCTGAAGCAGTTCGTTTACCCAAAATAATGACTTGGGGTAAACACAAAGGAACGCCTCTTAAAGAATTACCGCGCCCATATATCTCATGGCTCCTGAATAAAGATGACCTTGACCCACATTTGCGTAAAGCGCTTCAAAATATTTAAAGGTTAGCAACTATGAAACCTACTCTATTTACGCCTGAAACATGGGCGGAGTTTACCCAACAACTCAAAAATTCTTGGGAAAAAGATAACGCTGGTACTGATTCACCAATTTTTGTTGTTCAAGAAAAAAAGATTGTTTGGGGTTTAGATCCGGCTAGTGATTCTGTAGAAATCACTAATATTGTAGATGCCGATGATGAATCAACATATAAATCAATTGATGATTTTTTTGAATCTCTTAAAGCTACAGATAAGCATGCTTTAAATGGTTTAGCAATTGAAGAGGAAGATGAACTTTTCCTCGATGTAAAAGCTTCTACTCAAATAAACATTTTATCTGATTGGAATGAACGCAATATTCATATTTGCCATGGTAAATATTTTTGGGAAGATGTTAATTGCCATCTAACTCGTTCAGCTGCAGATGCATTTATTAAACGAAAATCGCATGATTTCGGTGAATTGCGGGTATTTGTTAAATCACTTTATTGGTGTGAGGAGTTTAAGAATTTACTTAACGCAATTATTAGTGGTGAAGTAGGTTTGACAAATATAGATGACGACAACATCCTAAACGTTTTGGGACCAATTGAACCTAAAGCAGATAAAGAAACTAACTCAACTCAAGCAAAAAAATCTGCGAAGAAGGCCAATAACAAAGAGGAAAATTGGACTCGTTACCATAATGACAAACCGGTTGAGTCTCCGTTAGCTGGCCATATTGAAAAGCTAAAGAAAACTAAAACTGCAGATGCAGCTAATAGTCTTATTGAGGAAACGAAAGACTGGGCTTCTGAAGATCAAAAATCTTTTTTAACTGAGTTAAATAAACACTTAGTCATTATTGCTGGTCAATCAAAAGAAAATATTTCTATTGGGGAAAAGATCAGACAAGCAAAGGACCTGACTACATTAGATGCCCTTGAAATTGATATTTCTGAAGCTGATGAACGTATACAAGAACGTCTAATGGAGCTTGTTGTAAAAAGAAGAAAAGAACTTGAGGTTGAAGGTAACTTTTTATTGGAGTCGCCTAAATGATTCAAATTTATAACAGCAAAACTAGAACATTTACTGTGATCGGTAAACGAACCCAAGTTTTCTTAAATGTTTCACTTAATGAAACAGAAGCTTTGCTCTTCAAAGCGAAACTTAAAGATTCTATTTGGAGAATGTAAATGATGCGTAACATCCCAGACTCTTTGTCGCTTCCGTTCACAGTATGGATGTGTGAAAACGGATTTTATCCATCTCATAAAAATGGATTCATGGTTTTAAAACGTGGCAAAGAAGTAGCAAAGATATCAATGAATGAAACAAAATACGGTTTCCCGATGAATGATATTTGCCAAAAGAAATTTGCCTCGTTCTGCAGAGCATGGATGAACAGAGATAAACACTTTATTGAGCAATTACGTTTGCGTGGTTTAGCAAGATTAAATCAAAAAAGTTATCAGTTGGTGGCGTAAATGGAACAGGAATATAAAGGGAACATGAACTATCCCTTTCAAGACCATATTGTTCTAAATATGGAGGAAAATATTGTTAATTTTCCAAGCTCTAACCTACGTAAGTGCCAGCATATACAAGTCGAAATTGATAGCAAGGCTTTAGAACTTATTTGTATGAAATGCAAGGCAAAAGTTAATCCCGTAATCTGGATTAAAGATACTTTGAAATATTGGTCAAGACAACAAACTCAGATAACAGAGCAGAAAAAGCAGATTAAAGAAGATCTTGATGAGCTCAAAAAGCGGGCTCGTACTAAGTGTCAACACTGCCAAAAAATGACTGCTATCAATCTGAAAAATTATAAATTTTCAATTATTGGATGACCTATATGAAAGATGTTAATACAGAAATTACTCCGACTTTATGGTGCGTAAATATTCCTGAAGAACCTGAATCTAGCCCCATTTTACATCCGGTTCCTACTCAAAAAATTGGTAAACAGCTTGTTTACCGACTTAAGAAAGAAGCCTTACAAGCTTTTCCAACAGTCGGTCAATGCATTGCTGATGCTATTACTTTTGAGGAGTGGCAAGGAAGCAAAGAAGACCATGAAAAATATCTTCAAGACAACAAAAACTGGTGGTTAGAGACAACTTTTTTGGGTGAAGGCGGATGATAGATTTGAATAAGGAAAGAGTGGCATTTGAAGAAGCTTATTTGAGTGTTGGTGGTAAACAGCGTGAACTTGAATTTGAAGGCGGAGAGTATACAAATTCAAAGTCACAGCTAGGTTGGGATTTATGGCAGATAAAAGCCAAAGTTCAGGAAGTAGCATTACCTGAAACACGAGCAGTAACTTTAACCTGCGCCGAACTGAAAGATGCCTTTGATTTTGGAGCCCCTGATGGTGAGAAAGATCAATTCCAAATGGATACTGAAATGACAATCAAATGGCTCGTAGATGGTTATGACGGTGCAGGATTCTACTGTTGGTATGCTGATTTACCGGAGGAAGGTTGTATTAAATTGGGCCAAAGCGAGTTGAGAGCTGAATTATGAACAAGATGTCCCATGAACAATTTTTGTTGATGAAACTAGCCGAAGAAGCTACAGAAGTCGCCCAAATTGCTTTAAAAACTGCTCAATTTGGTATGAATGAAAAACATCCTGCAATGGAGCTAAACAATAAGCAGAGAATCCATCTTGAACTTAACGATTTATTGGCAATTGTTGATGAATTGAATAGTTGGTACCACTTCAATTATCAACCGGACCACTTAGCTAAAATTCGAAAGATAGAAAAACTTAATGAGTATCTAGGTTACTCAATTAAGCTAGGTAAAGTTGAAGATCCTTGGAGCTTTTCCAAAGAAAAAGCTACGGGTAGTTTGGAGGGCTAAATGGAAAAGTATTTAACGTCCAATGCCATATGTAAAAAGTACGAAATTAGCAAGCGAACATTAAGTCGCTGGGAAATTATGACACCTTGGGGCATCCCTTTCCCTGCCCCTGCATTTGGTAACACGCCTGGTGCTGTGAAACGATACTTAACTATCGAAGTCAAAAAGTGGGAAAGAAAGTGTTTTAAGAAAAATAATGAAGACACTGAATCTACTGATGCAATAGAACCTGAATATTTAAAAGCTATATAA